ATCGATTGGTTAAATTATTTTTGATCTTCTGCTAGGACATCGTACATCTCAAAACGTCCGCCGTTGCGCTCATAGATCATAGCAGCAAAAATTTCTGCTTTTTGACTTTCTTGGATTTTGGCGGCAGCGACTCGATTGGCCCACGTCCATAGGGATTGGTCTACGGGATCTATCGCTTGTTGTCCTCCACTTTCGTTGACTAATTTTAACATTTCTTTTAGGCTTAATTTTTGATCGATTGATTCAGCAACTACCTTCTTCTGGATTTTTACGCTTTCACTAGTGCCTTTTTTCTTGGCGATGGCTTTTTGCAAGCCAGGAGGAAGTTTTTTCTGTGCAGCAGTCATTCCTTTGGTTTCTTTTTTGTCGCCTTCTTTACTTTTGCCCGCTTCTTTAGACGCCTTCTTCATTGGCTCTTTTTTGTCGCCGTCTTTGTCTACATCTAAGAAATCTGGTTTTGAACCTTCATCTACCTTTTTGTCTTTCTTGGACATTTTATCTTTCTTGGCTTCTACCATCTTAGAAAACTTAGATTTGAATTTGTCAGTATCAATTTCAACGTCTTCGTTTTTGCGCTTACGACCACGACGCTCTTGTTTCGTAGGATCATCGTCACGCTCCGCAGGTTCACCATCCATTCTGTAGCCGTATTTTTTCTTGACGTTTTTATCGCTTTCTGCGTCTGGCTTACCTATGGGTTTGCCTTCTTGACCTTTCTGTGCCGCCTTTAGGAGATTCATATCGAGGCCTTCTTCGGTTTTTTCATCTTTTTTCTCTTCGGCTTTTTTCTTAGCCTCTGCGATATAAGAAGAAGTTCCTGCTAAAACTCTTAGTTCTGCATCTTCATTTAATTTAATTGCCTTTGGCAATTGTGGAGCAGCAGGAGTTTCTATTTTTCCGTCGATGCTTTCGATTTTGCTTATTAATGATTTGAAGTCCATTTTAGATTTCCTAAAGGTTGATATTATATTTATCTTTTGACCAAAGAGCCACCGGTCAACAAGTTGGCTCCTTGCAGATCTAATGCGTTTTTTGCTGTACCGTCCTTGTTTTTAGGAGTTTTCGCTTTTTTATTAGGATAAACTGCGTCCACAGAAACATTTCCAGCGGATGTTGATCCTGCTGTGGCGGTTTCAAATATTTCACGTATTTTCATCATTAATTATTTATTCCGCCCCGATTTCATATTAGCGCACCAGTGATACATTTTAGCCCGTTCCCCAGAACTATTCTTAGCACGTTTGCGTAAATCTGTCACGCTACCATTACAACTGGCTCCTGAACGTTTTACACGCCCTGGACGGCTCTTGCCTTTGCGTTTACCGTCTGCAAAATTTTCAGTTATGAATTCGTGAGCTTTCATATTTTAGCCAATTGTAATTGTTTAAAATTTTGGAATTCGCGTTCTCTACGATCCAGCGCAGACGACCCCCCTTGAACCGCTTTGGTAACTGCAGCAGTATCTCTAAAATCGTTTACCTGTGGTCTAACGTGGGTTTTCCAATACCATACGCTGGCTCTGGCCGCGACTTCAGGCTCTCTGGCCACTAGATCGGGATCTTTGGCTAGATCGAGGCCGAGATCTCTGCCGGCTCTGGTATAATTGTCTCTGCCAGTCAATTGTATAAATCCTCTACCTCGATATCTCCAGCCGTCTCCGGGTTTGGTATTGCCTAGTATCTTAGCACCTTGTCGGTTGAATTTTAGATCGTACATCCTTTCGATCCTTTCTTTGTTGCCGACTTCTCTCATGTGTTTGAATCTTCCAGTCTCTACAGAAGTCTGGGCTAGGAAAGCCGCCAGTTCGATAGGATCTGTGATTCCGGACGACCGAGCGGTTCGAGTTAGCAATGCTTCAAAAGGTTTTCCGGTTAGAGTTTTGTTGGTGTCTATTTTCTTTTCGGATTTCTTTTCATCTTTCTTTTCTACAGATTTTTTACTATCAATAGATTTTTTTTCTTTAGAAGGAATTTCAACTGTATCTATCTTAGGAACTTTTATAACCTGATCGGGTTTGATAGTAAAATCTTTATCTAATTTGTTTAATTTTTGAATGACTTCCGGGGTAGTATCAAATGCTTTGGCTATAGAATACACAGTTTGTCCCGGTGATACGACAACTCGTTCTACATTTGTTTTAGCATCAGCAGGGCTGCCCATGGCTACACCGGTACCTAACGCCAATCCAGCCAGTGTATCTCGCCATCCTTCGTCGGTTTGGAATTCTCGTCCCTGTAGTTTTACACCCGTGATACCCTGTATCAATGCCCAGGCTCGGCTGTAGTCTTTGCGTTGTATCAACACTTTCAACAGATCTTTTTCTTTAGGACCTGCTATCCTAAAGAATTTAGTTATCTCCATGGCTCCGACGTTGCCGGGATAGCTGGCTTCACCTACTCCGCCATCACCGCCTCCGCCGTCTCCACTATAACCTGCGTAGTAGCCATAACCGCCGTAGGGTCCTGGACCATAGGCAGCCCACCGTGGTCTACGCTTGCGGCGTTTCTTCTCGATGACGAATTCTCGGGCTCTCACTGCTTACACTCCCCAGCGATTGCGTTTGGCCCGTGCCACAGGACTGTGATGACCGGTGTCTTTTGGTTCTTTACTGCCTTGGTTGCCTGCAACGTGTCCACGATCGCCGGTTTTCTTCATGGCTTTCTTCAGCATGTCATCTTCTTCTTTGGTATAGGCCGACATCATGGCCATCTGGCTGGTAGGGTTTTCCATAGGTTCTGCATCATGATTGGCCACGGCCATGCTGAACCTGTAGGTCCTGTAAGGATTGTTCGCAGGCATAGTAGGAAACACATAGGTCAAGGTCAGAGGATCGCTCTGGATTGGATCGAAACCAGAGGCCACATCTCCCTGTGTATTTCTTGCTTCTTTGATGAATTCTCGGGCTCTCATATAGAAAAACTACTCCCACATCCGCAGGTAGTTTCAGCATTTGGATTTTTTATGGTAAACTGACTACCCATTAGTTCTTCTTTATAATCTATTGTCGCTCCGGTCATGTATTGCATACTCATAGAATCAATAACACACTTATATTTTTCATCTAGAGAAAATTCAAAATCATCTTCATTAACTTCTTCATCAAAAGTAAATCCATAACTGAAACCGCTACATCCACCTCCCTGCACAAAGGTGCGGAGAAATAACTTGGGATTGTTTTCGTCAATCAACAGATCTATGATCTTTATTTTTGCTGCTTCAGTTATCTCAACCATTTTTTATCTCCTACTGGACGTTCCCCGGTCATGTAAGGCAAACTAAACCATAGTTGGAACCATTCAGGAGTTCCTGGTTTTATATTGTTTTTTTTCTGTATTTCGCCCTTTTCATTACCAGTTATGCTGATATTACTACCATCGTTGGGATTTACAGGATCGTATTTTACATATCCTTTAAATTCATTGATACCAGCCAACCTTTTTAATTCTGCGATTTCCATCATTGATCCGAGGGATTTTTAGTTATCAGGACTTTACCTTGCAACTCCGGCTTGTTCTTCAGTATGGCTAGGGCATAATTGTTAGCACCTTTTTTCCAGTCGAACACTTTGGCTTCGCCCTTCTGCTTGTAGATCTTACCATTGATACGGATATACCACGGGCCTTTATCCTTATCCATCTGTTGTTGGCGCATCTTGCGTTCAAAGTCCGGATCGTCTTCATGTCCTAGTTCATGCTGTAATTCTTTACGCTTGAATTCTCTGTGGCTCATACCGCCCCAGTCGTCTTGTGCTTCTTTCATACTCATCATTTTATCATTTACTGCTTTTATGATAGGTGCCAATAGTTGGCGTACTTCTCTAGGATCCATTACCTCGGTCAATGGCCACTCTACTTCACGCTCCAAAGTCTGTAGAACATCTTCCAGTATCTCTCTAGGTTCGCCCCAGTCGCTGCCTTCTCGGACACCTTCCTTCTCTCCAGAATCTAGTTGTTTCTTGAGAGATTTCTGTAGTAAGTGCATATACTTTCGTATAATATATTCTGCTTTTCTACCAGCCATCTCACCGTGAGTTCTTAAGATTTCTCCATGTAGAGGATCGATTTTATTGCCAATGAACTGACCCACGCCACCGGCGATCGTACCACCAATACCTTCATCCATATCACTGTGTAGATTTTTTAATATGCTGTTATAGATCTCAAGTTTTTCTTCGTAATTGCTTGACATCCACTCTCGACCGAACTCGTGATCTGGACGCATACCGTAGGTATCCTTGTATAGATCGCTGATGACCTTGTCTAGATACTGCTCATCTGGTTCGTCGCCTTCTGAGACATCTGGCTTTTTAGGTTTGGCTTTTTTAGCAGAACTCTGTGCTTTTTCAATCGCGGCCATACCTTGAAATTGAGCTTTGTGTTGGTTCAATAGTTTGTCAAGTTCTTTATCTGGATCATAGTATCGACCGGTTTTGCGATCTACAGCGATTTTACTGCCTTCCCGGACACCTTTGCCTTTGTGCTTCTCGTAGCCCTGTTTCTGCGCTTTCTTCTTGTCGCGATGTGCACCAGCGCCTGCGGTCTGTTGATTCTTGGCTACAAAGTTTCTAGGTTTGCTTGCGGGTATAAAATCTTTGGCTTTCATACTGTTATTTCTCTCGATCGAATGCCACCCTTCTTCCTGACTTTGCCCAGTTCTTCCAAGGCATGTCTTATCTGTTCCATGTTCATCTTCAGTTCTTCGAATTGACGAGCCATCATCTGCCATTCACTGGCGCTTGCACCGTCTACTCTCGAAGATAGATCTTTTAATTGTCCGGCCGCTCTTGCCATGCGATATTTCAGTTTTCCGGGATTGGCTCGATCGTGTCCGTAGATCATAGGATCCATTGGATCGCTAGGATCCATCTCTATAGGCGCTTCATGTATGCTTTCTAATCCACCCATGCCTGAGATAGTCAACCTCTCATACTTGCCTGTTCCCGGTTTACTGCGTTCTATCTTGGCCTGCCAATCTTTTATACCTCGATCCGCCAAGAATTTTTTTAAAAATCTTTCTGCTTCTTTGACATCGTCAAACCCTTTAGGAGTGAGATCTAATCTCCTCGCTTCACCGTCGATGACTACAGTAGCTATGATAGGTTCTTTGGCAGTATCCGGTACACGATCTGCTGCACCAGCAGCACCGCTGAGTCCCATCATGCCGGCCATGCCCGCAGCGGCCAATTTCTTCCGCCAGTCTTCTTCTAAATCGCCTTCCGAGACACCTTCGTCTATGTCTAATGGCTCATCACCAACTGTAGGTTTGTATTCGCTCGGTTCTTCACCTCTTATAGCCTTGTAGGCAGCATCTAAGATCTCCATTTTAGTAGGATGATCTAAACCCTTATACCATGATTTTTCCTGTAGTTGATCAAACACATCCTTTCTTTCTGCGTTTTCAAAGTTCTCATCGTAATCAGTATAGGTAAATGATGCTCTCCGACCTTCGATATCTAAAGTTAATATGATTTGATCGAGATCGTAGTCTTGATCTACCACACGGATGCCTTCCGCCACACCTTGTCCTGATTGTTTTTGTTTTAACTGTCCAGATGATGCTGCTTTGTTTATTGCGTCCTGCTGCCATGCTCCCGCAGAGGCCAACGGCCTAACTGTTGTGATATTAGGAATGACTCTTGGATCTGCTACCGATATTTGTACGGAACCTGGCATAGGTTGCCTGTTTAACATCGGTCTATATTGTATCTGAACAAAACTACCGTCATTTAATTTCACGAATTCTGTAGTTAGTTCGAGCAGTTCGGCGAGGATTTGTTCCTTTATCCTGCGTATCGATTCGCCTACCTTGATGTTGCGTTTCGCTAACTCTTTCTGCAGGGCCTGTAGTTTATTAGGCTCTCTGGCGATGATGTTGCGTATCTCTCCCGCAGCCTTCTTGTCAATACTCTTGAGTATCTGGTTTACTATGTCTTCGGCAGCAGCGTTCTGACGGCCTACCACATTGTCTTTGGGTTGTTTAGGTGCGGGAGAGAAGTCATCATCATCTTCTTCATCGTTTACTTCTTTTTCTACACGACCTAGATAATCTTCGTAGTCTTTCTGTCGCTTGAACCAGTTAGCACCAAATCTCTTGAGATCGTCGTTGCCCATTTTCTCGCCCACGTCGTTTAATATTCTCGGCAGGCTGCGTCCGATGATGTTAAAACTGACATGACCTTTGTCGTCCTTCTCTATGTTGAGAAAGTCTTGTATCTTCGCTGCGGCCTTGGGATTTTTCTGTAGCAGTGTGCGTAGATCGTTTTCCATCTTGTTCCAAAAGAATGTGTCATACCAACGTTTACCTACACCTGCGGCATTCCTGTGGAATCCTTTGAGCGTGCCGTTGTTATAGACCCACTTCTCCGCCATGGTCTTGAGATCGCCATAGGTCTTTGCGACACTATCACCTGTAGCAACGATATTCTTTATCGCTGAATCTATAGAAACGGATTCTGCGATTTTGTATGATTCTGATATGCCCATACCTTTACGAACAGCCGCATATAACTTTTCGCTTAGTTCACCGGCCCCTGTGGCTTCTTTAAACGATTCCAAGTCGCCATTAGCTGCCGCCGCTCTGGCACCACTAGCTGAAACACCTGCAACACCTTCAGCACCGTCTTCTCTCTCACCGCTGCTGGCAAAATCTAGCACTTCGAATTTGTAATAACCGTGGCTCTTACCTTCTACTCCATTATATGCTTCCAGTAGTTTTTTCATATCGTCTAGACGATCACTACCTGCGACAAATGTCGCAGCAGTATATCCCTGATCATAGAGATAACTGGCCACCTTGACCACGGTGTTTAGGCTAGAATTTTCTACCACATCCTGGGCATATTCTGGAAACATGGCCTTGATGAATTTGATCTTGGTAGAATAATCTAGAGGATTCTTTTTGGCATCTTGGCTCTGGCTAACGAATATCTTTATTTCCCCGCCCTGAGATTTCATAGTATCTAGGACCTGTTTGTGACCTATGGTAGGAGGATTCATTCTACCGAAACAGAATGTAACATGCTTGACTGAATCTTCGAATAATTCTGATAATAACATTAATTATAATCGCCTTTTTTCAAAAAGTTTTCTTGTTCTGAAGCGATATATTTGGCTAGTTCGATAATCTTTTCTTTTGTAAATTTTTCTTCCGGTTGCTCGATTTCAAATTTTTTGCAATAGGCTTCTTTGCATTTACTCAACGGTCTGATGTACAGTTTGTATGCATTAGGATTTCCTTGATGCTCCTTGTGCTTTTTTATAGCAGGAAAGAAAAATTGATTGAGCATCTTATCGTCATTGTCGATAAAAAATTTAAGATCTTCTAACCAATCAATATCTTGTTGATCGTCTTTAGGAGCCCCAATGGGACTAAACATTTCTAATAATTTCATATTACCAAGACCTGCATGACCAATAACGTGCTTTCCAACGTGGACCAGGATTTTTACAGTTATGACGGGCACGGAATGATTTCCTACGAGCGGGGTTGGATTTCTTGATGCGCATCTTCTTGTCGCCGAAGTTTACCTTGACAATATTACCATTTGGTTTGCGTACATAAACTTTTGATTTCTTTACATCACCGGCCATTTTCTTACCTAGAGGAACCTCTCTACCTTGATATTTGGCTTCGTCCATGCCTTCTTCTATACTTTCACCACCTACTAGTTTTCCTTTAGGATAACCTGCAGGATCTTTGCCTTTCAACTGTCCTGCAGGACCTTCTTTTTGTCCTACCTTAGCACCAGCAAAAGGATATTTTGCTTCTTCGATATCTGTATCTTCTTTTTTGTATTTGTCTTTGATGCGCCCTAGTTCTTCTTCAGAAGCACCTTTTCGACCTGCTTGTGCTAATGCTGCCATGCCATCTTTGCCGTATTTCTTTTTGCCTGTGTAATATTGTAGACCGCTTTCATCTACATCATTATCTTCACCTACCTTGACGCAGTTGTCTACACGTTTGCCACCTTTCATTTTGGTGCCCATGCGCTTGTAGCCTTTCCAGCAGACTTTGCCGTCAACACCTTTTTGTTTTTCTTCGTTGACTAACTCACCTTCTAGAAACAGCAGCCCCTCGGATTCCAACACAGCTAGGGCCTGTTCATCTAGATCGATAACGATTCCATCTTCTACGAAACCCACGATTTCTGTGGCTATTTCGAGATCTTTGGAAAAACTGATACCGAAATCGTCACCTACTTCGAAAACGGTGTCTTCTTTGACGTTTTTAGTTTTGGCTTCTTTGTCTAGATCTAATCTTCGCTGTTGTATGGCACTTTTATCGGTCTGTCCATCCCGTTCTAGATCGTCAAGTGCTTTGCTCTTTGCAGCATAGTCTGCTTTAGGATCTTTAGGATTCAGTGCTGTTTCGCTGATTATGGCGTCTAATTTTGATAAAAGGTCTCTCATAGTATCTCCCTCGAGGTGATACTATATTTATCGTGAATATTTTTTTAGTAACTAAACCTAAGATCTACTATGATACCGTTCTCTAAGTGGTATGCTGCACGGATCCAAAGGAAATTGCCAGTAAAATTACGGGAGACTGTGAAATTTAATCCATCTGCTCCGCCTATCTCAGAACTATCTCCACCTATTTCTGTGTTATCGATATCAAACCAATCACTGTCCCCCGGATACAGATTTAGAGTACCTTGTATTTTTATGGTCCCGGAAAAACTGTTCACGGTATAAATCGCTGTATGCAGCCCATCACTGATTTTGTGATAACCAGCGGCCTTTTTTTTGCTTCCATAAGAAAAGATTCCGGGAGTTGATTCTGTGCTTATGTTTGACAATAATACTGTGTTTTCGATGGGCATCTCTTATTTATCGGATAATATATATTCATATATCCTTCCTAGAACTTCTGAATTTCTCATGTGTAAAAACAGCAGCGTTTTATGATCTTCTACTAAAATATATCTAGGATCCCAATTCCAATCAGTGACAATGAACCATTTTTTGACCGCTTGAGATATTAGAACGCTATTTTGAGTTTCTAACCAATCGATATAATTTTTTTTGGCCGATTTATCACCATGCATATTGTGCGGTTTGAGATAGATGCGATATCTGTAACGATCGTGAGGTAATTTTTTGCAAAGTATGTGATGAGTATCCTCGTATTCATCCTTTCTAGAAATGTCTGGTTCGCTGACCAAACACAATATGTGTCGGAATCTGTTAACAAGATAATTGTGAATTTTTGGATCATTCGTATAGAGATCTATATTATCTCTTTCGATCCTTTTGTACCAATCATTTGCGCTTAAAGATTTGAGATACTGACACAAATTAGTCATATCTTCTTTGTTAGCAAAGGCTTTTTTATAATAATGATATCTAGTATGGTCATCTGAGAAACATTTATTCAATAACTCGATGGCACCATCTAATGAATTCGCACGGAGAATAGCCACACCGGGAATCTTTAGTGCGGCCTTATACAACCATTTTCCGTAGAACTTCTTTTTAGTGATACTATGTTTGTGCATCTTCGATTTTTTCTTCCATCACTAAAGGAGATCCTCTCTTTAATAATTTTTTCTGTTGTTTTGTTAACGGTTTCGCCCGTTCAGTGACGGTAAAAGTGATTTCTTCTCCAGATAGTTGGATGTGTATATTTCCGCCGTCGACGAGATCGCCAAACAGAACCCTTCTACTCAACGGTGATTTTATTTTATTATCGATCAATCTGGCTAACGGTCTGGCTCCCATTTTTCGATCATATCCGTTTTTTGCCAACCATTTAACAGAATTATCATCTGCTACTATTTCAATATTCTTGTCTCTAAGTTGGAAGTTTAAATCGTTGATAAATTTATGTACGATTTTTTCTACAGTTTCGATGTTTAATCTACCAAATTTCACTACTGCATCTAGTCGATTGCGAAATTCCGGAGCAAAAAACTTTTTAATAGCTTTATCATCTTCTCCTTCGCGCTCAAGTTCGCCGAACCCGATGGTGTTGTTTTCGTTGTCCCGGGCACCTAAGTTGCTGGTCATGATAAGGATACAGTTGCGACCATCGGCCTGTTTGCCATTCGATCCTGTGACGAAACCGTTATCCATAAACTGCAGCAAGATGTTAGAAACATCAGGATGGCTTTTTTCGATTTCATCTAGCAGCAACACACAATTGGGATATTCTTGTAATTTAGTGATCAGTTGACCGGAATTATCTTCGTATCCTACATAGCCCGGTGGAGCACCGATCAGACGAGCCACCGAGTGTTTTTCTTGGTACTCGCTCATGTCGAATCGAACTAATTGCATTCCCATCTTTTCTGCTAATTGTTTGGCAGTTTCAGTTTTTCCACAGCCAGTAGGTCCTAGGAATAGAAAACTTCCAACAGGTTTGTTAGGTGATTTCATTCCTGCTTGGCTGACGAATATTTTATCTAGCAGTGTATCAATAGCTCCATCTTGACCCAAAACTGATGATTTCATATTTCCTTCTAGATCAGAAAGATTTTTGCTTTCTTTCTGAGCAACAATCTCTAATGGCATGTTGATCATCTTACTGAGTTCGTAGGTAACCTGTTCTATATCTACGATCTGTTCTACACCTTCCATATTTTCGTCATCTTTAAGTTTATATCGAGCCGCTGCGCAGTCTAAGATATCTATGGCTTTATCTGGCAGTTTTTTATCTGACATGTATTTCATAGAAAGTTTCACAGCCTGATCTATAGCAGCATCGGTAATTTTTACTTCATGATGTTTTTCATAATACTTTTTCAATCCTTTTAAGATTTTAATAGTTAGTTCTTCATTGGGTTCATCGATGGTCACACGCTGGAAACGACGCATCAAAGCACGGTCTTTTTCAAAGTGCTTTCGATATTCTTCCCAGGTAGTGGACGCTATGATTTTCATAGACTTTTTGGTCAATATGGGTTTTAGCATATTGCTCATATCGTTGCTTGATTGATTAGCGGCCCCTGCACCCTGCATCATGTGTGCTTCGTCGATGAATAAAATGATCTTACCTTTTTTTTCTAGTGCGGTGAATACGGCTTTGATTCGTTCTTCAAAGTCACCACGATACTTTGACCCGGCTAATAATGCTGATATATCTAAAGTATAGACTGTATGGTCTTTGATAAATTTAGGAACCTTGTCCTCGAAAATCTTTCGAGCCAACCCCTCTGCGATCGCAGTCTTGCCTACTCCGGGTTCTCCTACCATTAACACATTGCATTTATTTCTACGTGCTAGAATCAGTTGGATTTTTTCTAATTCTTCGTCTCGTCCTATCACCGGATCAATCTTACGTTGTTTAGCCTGTAAGGTTAGGTTCGTGCAGAATTGATTTAGAATTCTTTCTATCTGATTGTTCGTGGTCGCTGGAATACTTTCTTGTTCTTCTTCTATGATAACATTTTCTTGGAAATATTTCACAAATTTTTCTTTAGTCAGACCGCCTTTGTTTAGAAAATAATAACCAAAACTGTTTTTTTCAGCCAGTACACTGATAATAACGTCTGCGATCTCCATGCGTTGCCTGCCGCTGAACAAAACCTGTGTAAAACATCGATTCAACACACGTTCAACACTAGTGGTTTTTTTAGGTTTCTTTACCTGAGATTGTGAGATGATTTCTTTGAGGTTATTTTTTAGATAATGATCTAGATTGGTCTTAATAAAATTAGCATCGGCCCCAAAGTTAGAAATCATGTCATACGATTCTTGATCACTCATGATGCTATAGACTAGATGTTCTATAGTGATGTACTCATGATTTAACTGCTTGGCTATTTCAACGGCGGTATTAAAGATATTATGCAGGTGCTGGCTGGGCTCTATCATTATTTTTGTTTCCTTAGTTTTTGTATTGCTAATTTTAACTTCAAGGGACTAACGATGTCAACGAAACATATACCATTGAGATGATCAAATTCATGCTGAAAGCATCTAGAAATTAATCCGTCCATTTCTGCTTCTATGATGTCTCCTCGACTGTTCTGGTACTCCACTATTATTTTTTTTGGCCTTTTTACGTTCAACCAAAGTCCAGGGAAACTCAGACATCCTTCTTTGAAGATTTCTTTTTCTTGATCTGTGCTGATTATTTTTGGATTGAAAACTGCGAAGGGTTTAGGAAATCCCGGAATATTATCGCTGCCCATTACAAAAATTTGTTTAGCAATACCTATTTGATTAGCGGCTAAACCTATACCCATATGTTTCTGCATAAAATAACATAGATCAGATTCTAATTTTTCAGAATCACCGTCTCGAGAAAAATCCCAAGAAGTGCTTACTTGTTGAAGGCTTTGATGCGGTCCTAGTTTATAATCCATTTTTCAATTGTTCTACGAGATCTTTCTGTTTAGTTGATGTAATTTTTGGTATTTTAATTTTTATTTTTACTAAAAGATTACCTCTTAACTTGCTACGCATATTTGGCAATCCTTCGTTTCTGCAACTTAATACTGTTTCGGGCTGGCTACCTGCCGGTACAGCGATTTCTAATGACTTGTTGTCTAGTGTAGAAATATCTATTTTTGTTCCTAACATGGCATCCCATGCTGAGATGAATTTTTCTAGTATTAGGTTATCGCCTTCTCGTCGAAACATTCCGTGCGGCATGATTCTAACATTAACTATTAAATCTCCGGGAGGTATGTTAGAAATGCTATTATCTCCCATTCCTTGATATCTTATCTGTTGTCCTTCTTCTATTCCAGACGGTATCACGATATTAATAATCTTTTTCCTTCCTCCAGGTATGGCTATTTCTGCATCTAGATTTTTACCTTGTAAGACATCTTCTAATGTAAGATCCACCATGAGGCTGATAGTTTTGTTTCTTTGAACATGTCTGTGTCCGAATCCACCAAATCCGAATCCACCAAATATATCATCAAAATTGTTAGCATTGAAATGAAACTCGAAAGGACCGTTTTGTCCGAATCCATTACCTTGCGGTTGTCTCTTGGGATCTATACCCATGTCTACCATCTGTTTTTTTTGAGGATCACTTAAGATTTCATAGGCTTCCGAAATCTGTTTAAATTTTTTCTCATCTCCACCGCGATCAGGATGATGGTTCATAGCCATCTTGCGATACGCTTTTTTAATTTCGTCTTGGGTGGCGTTTCTATTAACACCTAAAGTAGAGTAATAGTCCATAGTATTTTCTATAATAAAAAAGGACTACATTAAGCAGTCCTTTTATTTACTACAGATTTACTGAGTTTAAATTATTTCTTCTCAGGAACTTTGGTACCTTCGAATTTTTCACGTACTTTGACTGTGACGCAGTTTTGCTTGGGCTTGTTGGTCTTAGGATCCATTACTGGTTTACCATCCTTGCCCTGCACATCTACGCAGACCTGTTTGGTTTCTGGTTCTGCTTTCTTTTCATGCTTGTCGGCATAAGTAGGCATGGAAACGGCTAATGCTAAACCTGCTGCGAAAATCATCTTCTTAAACATATTTTTCTCCTTATAATTCTTCATCATCTTCTAAGACAGGCATAGGTTTACCGGTGCTGCTCATCTTAGGTGCTGCGAACGATGCAGTCGGTGCCGCAGGAGTAAATGCCCCTGCGGACGGTGCTGCAGATTTATTAAAACTAAAATTAGCGCCACCGATATTGGCGTTAGCAGAAAAACCACCACCTCCTAGGCTGGGAGTTGGTATGCTAGGACTAGGGCTAGGTGATCCGCCTCTGTTGGCAGCCTTCAGTGCCTCCATCCTTGCATCCTTGTCATTGCCTGCCAGCATGATTCCTGAAAGGGTACCTGTTAAAAATGTAGCGATAGGTATGATCAGCTCAAAAAACTTTTGATCTATAGGAGCTATGGCATTCATCGGCTGTGTAACAAATATCAGCGAATAAAGCACCACAAACACGATACCCGTCAGTGTTAGTGCTAGACAGATACCTATAAAAAATTTCAGTCGAGCCATTAACTGTTCTTCTGTATATATGAACATTTCTTTTCCGTCTTTAAGATCTATTTTTTCCATTAGTTACATTCCTTTTTTCCAACCACGGCTGTTTTAACTGGGGCCGATGTTCCCGAGGGTCCTTCACCTTTAAAAATATGTTCCGGACATGTCCTTGTTACCTCGCATCTAGGTTTTTGGCATTCTGCTTTATCCCAATTGGCAGGATCCTGACAGGGATAACGGAAACGATCTCCGCTGAATGCCGCTAGACCTATAGGCAAAAGTATTAGTAATATCATCCATCTCGCTAGACTTTTGTCAGAATTCATACTCGCTCCTATTAAAACTACAACTTTATTTAACAAAAAATTCATTAAAAATCAACCTATTCACCATCCTTCTTATTTTTTGAAAATTTTTCCGATGCTGTAAACCCTAGTCCTGCTACAACTATATACATCATTGATTCAAATATAACATCCTTAACATCTAAATCCCAGAATAAATCACCAATAAATCCTGCCGAACACATGATAAATGCCAATATGGTTACCACACGTTTGCTGCTGATTCCGTCGTCCGTGCCGTCTGTAAATATGCTACGAAACCAACCCATTTCTTCTCCTACTTAGTCTGTTCCAAGACATAAGTTATCTTGTTTTGATATTTCACCATAGTGTTCTTTTTCGTATAATAGTCGCTGAACACGATACATTCTGGAGAGATTTCTTTAAAATGACACACTTCGGTTACATAGGCCTGTTGATCAAGCCAATAGGTCAGTTTCGCCCTTTTTCTAAATAATCGAGCAAACCAGCCTAGTTCTTTGATCTCGTCATTGTCTGTCATTTCTTTGCTTCTGTGTTCGCTTGCTCTTTTTTGGGCTCGTAGTATTCTTTGTATTTGATTATGATATTACGCTGTGTGTTTATCATATTGCGCAGTTCAGCAATAGTCACAGCCAATGCTTGATATCCGTCCGGTGTGAGACCGAATACTACTGGATCTGTGCCTTTTTCTTCTATTTTTTTGAATATCTCTTCTTGGTTAGCAGGAGTCATCACTACCCATTCTACAGGTTTGAGTCTCAGTGGATCGGGATGTGCTATATCTAATGGTGTCTTGTCAGCAGCCTTGGTTATGATCTCGATAGGCTTCTCACGCTTGCCTAAGAAGTCGAAACTGGCACAGCCAGAGAGACTACTGACCAGCAGCAGGCTTGTAGTTAGGGTGAGCCAACGAGGGGCATTCACGATTGATTTCACTTGGTTTGGTTGCATTTTTTTCTGCCTCTGTCAAAGGCGCTCCTGAAGCGATTTCTAAACAACGCAGTGCGTTAATAGTTCCTCTGTTAACAGCACGTTCTAAACTCGCGGGTTTAGCAGCGGCGGTTTTACCAAAGTCTCTTTTTTCACCTGCAGCATTGGTGCTGAAGCGGTCTTTGAGGTTCTCCATATCTTTGTTTTGTAACTTAATTGTGGTATTAAGTTCATTATTGAGATCCTTGATTTTTTCCTGATCAGCCTTCATCTGTGCCATGGCCTCATTCTGTAGTCGAACTCCTTCTTCGAGTTTACGACTATTTTCTTGGGCTATGGCGAGGTCGGCTTTGAGATTGATTAGGAAATAACCACCTGCAGCCACTATCAACACTATGATCAGCGTTACTATCGCTTTGATGGCACCTCCTATCCCAAACATTATTTTACTCCAAACATCTTAAGGCACTTTTCGTATTTCATAAGACGATCTTCCATGCCGATAGTACCACCATTGATACGCTTGCTCATAGTGACTATATCTCTGCTATCAGCGAATTTGTTCAGCCCATTTTGTTCCCAAAAGAAACAGGCGCTCTGCACGGCGCCTTCGAATGTCTGTAGATATTCAGGAACCTGTTCTAAAGGTGTATCGATGCTGGCAGCAAAGAACGTGTAATTGTTCTTGCCGGTTAACTGTATCAGACCACGTCCTAGATAACGGAATCCATCTCCCGAAGCCTCATCACCGTTGCCCATGCGATTGGCATAGACACGATTGGCGATCTTCTCTGGCTGTTTTTCGTACTGCTTGGCTTCATCCAGTGTTTTAAAATACTTGGGAAAAGTTTTCAGCAGACTTTCTGCTTTGTAGTTTAAATTCTCTTTTAAGAATTTGAAATAACCGCTTTCGTGTGCGCACTGTGCCAACCATGCTGCTACACGCTCCGGAGTGTTGATATCATATACGGGTAATATTTCACACATCGCGTTATACCAATAATCTGTATAGGGGTTTTTTCCTATTAATTCAGATAGGTGCTCTTTTTTAAATTCGAATGTAAAACTCATAGTTCGATCCTTTGTAATAAAATTGATTTATCGCCATTGGTGAATAGAAAGTTTTCACCTATTTTAGCGATATTATAATCTCCAAACATTTTAGTAAGCCAAAATGTTTCTCCAACAGATTTTTCGTCTAATGATATCGCCCCCTCTGCTATAGGTGTGATATCCTGATCGTCGATTATTTTAAACTTATATGATTTGTCAAAAGGTTTATAAAAAGTAATAATATCTTTTTCTAAACTAAGATCGTCCATGAGTGTCTTATTAAAAAATCTTTTATAATTTTCTACCTGTAATTTATTCATGGTACGTTCGTAGTCTACCGGAGTATTGGGAACGAACGATTTGATCGATTCTGTGGTTAATTCATGCTCTTTGTCGTTTTTGTGATACTTAAATTTATAGGAATCTATCTCTGTGAGCCTTTTGATGCCATACATTAATTCTTGTATCTGTTCTGCGAGTTTTTCTGTGCGGTCTAATTCTACGAAAACGAAATATTCACCGTTTTTGTTTTCACCGGAACTGACATCGGCATCTAACACGAAGTTGTAGCCTTTTTCTATAAACTCCATTAGATCTTTAGCCGGTGCCCGATCTTTGACTTTAAAACTTAAAACGCAGACATCTCGATCCTCACCCATCTTAGATCTATAAGTGTCGATCTCTAAAGTATTATATACCATCTCTTTGAGATCACTGGATCTCAGACCTTCATTAAGCGGCAGGTTGTTCTGCATTTGCTGGTTCCTGTGTAGGTTCTGGTTGGACATTAACAACATTGTTTTGATTGAGAATATCTTCTACTTTATTTTTATCTAGAGTTCTATATCCTCTATTGATGTCGTTCATTAATTTTTTAGGCATAATAATTTTAACCATCCAGATATCTTCTTGGTCAATTTTGCCTTTACGGGTGCCTGGACGTATATCATCTGGAGTTTTAATTTTTCTCACTTTGGCCATCTGGCTTTCTGCAAATTGTACCTTGCATCCGTAATCTAATAATCTCTGCCCGCCGATTGGTTCCGGCATCTTTTCTTTAGGCCACATAAAAGTACATTCTACAAAATAACGACTTTCTTTCGGGCCTGCTATTAATTCACCGTCGATCCAATTGTCAAAGACATAGACATCTAATTCGTCTATGACACGTTCAAAATCTTTAAGCATGTTTAGACTATTATTTGATCCGTAGATCTGCTCTATATTTTGTATAACGTCTTTAATATCAGCCATAATATCTCCCTTTGTATTTATCGACGATAGTTTATCATTACAGTTAACTTTTCAGAGACTTTGTTAAATACTTTTGTGCTCGGTACGGGCACTACGGTCCAAGGTCCGTGCCTAGCACTTAACAAGGAGGGCTAACCTTATATGAAGCGAAAAAGAGCAGTAGCACAAAAGTCTCACTCTTATCAAGAACAGCAGTCAAATGTCATTAAGTTAGTAGATAATCAACATCAAAAACGCCACAGGGTTCAGATCTACCCAAAAAACCTCAATCAAGAATCATACCTTTTAAAACTCAACGATCCGCAGAAAATGATCATTTTCGCTATCGGTCCTGCAGGTACAGGTAAGACTATGCTTGCGGTGCAATGGGCTATAGATCAACTCAAGTACGGCGATGCAAATAAGATTATTATTACTAGACCTGCTGTATCGGTGGATGAGGAACACGGGTTTCTTCCGGGAGATTTGCAACAGAAAATGGAACCTTGGACTAAACCAATCATGGATGTTTTCGCAGAAAATTATTATGCTAAAGAAATTACTAATATGATACTTGAGGGGGTGATTGAAACCAGTCCTTTAGCATACATGCGTGGAAGAACATTCAAGAACGCTGTTATCATCGCCGACGAGATGCAGAATGCTACGCCTAGCCAGATGAAGATGTTGTTAACGAGATTAGGTCAAGAATCTAAGATGGTTGTCACTGGTGACCTACAGCAGGCTGATCGTCCTAGCAATAACGGATTATTAGAGTTTTTAAATCTCTATAATAATTTTGAAAATCATAGATACGTAGATCTATGTCATTTCACTATAGGTGATATCGAACGACACGAAGCAGTTAAGGAGATCTTGTCTATATACGGCGATGATTAATCTTTAGGTAGATGGGGGATCAATCGATCTCCTATCATCCTTTTATAAAACTCGATCATATCTTCGAATGTGGCTTGAGGATTAAGCCCATTCTTGATGACTTTTTTTTCTTTGAGATCTAATATGACTTTGGCTGTTTGTATATGGCTAGTTCTATAATGCCTTTTAAATTCGGTAAGTTCGTCGAATTTTCCGTCTGGCTTTTTCACATAGCAGACTATCATGTATCTGTTATCCATCTATAGGGTTTCCTAAATTATCTACTTCTAGCCAGGTATGATCTCCCATATATTTTACTCTGAGTCGGTATTCATAATCATCCGGCGCCCCTGTACTCCACTGATCGGGACCAAGTCCTGCTAGTAATATTTTTTGTTTTCTTTTATCCCATACTAACCAATAGCATTGCCCCATCGTGACTTGGAAATGATATTCGGCAGCATGTACCATATCAGTGACGTCCAATCTGCGTTTGATAGATGCTGCTTGTTTTTGTAAAACTTCTACCAATTCCATTATCCTATTATATTCTTGCTGCGCATATAATCTAGCATGGTTGATCATTATATCTTTTTGTTTGGTTACTGGAACCAAATCAAAACTAGGAGAGCCGACATCTGTCGGGTATGGAGACACGTTCTTGTTAAAAAAAGTCACTAATCCAGTGCTTAATTCAGAGTCATAACTGTGTCTTCCCTTAGCGATATTGCTTTTTTTAGGCATTTAATTTAGACAGTCTGATCAGAGTGGCTGACAGATTGATTTCTGGATCTGCGCATATGGGATGATCTACGAGGCCTTGCTTGATGATCAATATAGCCTTATCCTGATTATCTTCACTGCCGAAGATGTCAAGATTATTGTATAACCATCTATAGATTTCGATGATTTCGTCCGCCTGTACTTTGCCGCAGAGCATTTTACGTGCTTCTGTGATTTTTCCTGCCTTGAATAGTTCGACCATATCGAATTTCCATTCTAAGGTTCCAGTATCATTTTGATTTGGTGTATGTAGTTTACTGTCTCTGCTATTTTGCTGCAACAAGTTGATACATTTTCTTAGATCTGGGTATGTTGTTTTTACGTAAGTGTCTAAAACATCTAGTTCGAAATCTATTCCTTCATTGACTAGAATAGTAGCGGCCCTGGCTGTGAATTCTACAGAATCTAATCTAGTAAAATGGAATTGTTGGCATCGGCTATGTATGGCCGGAACGATCATGCTAGGGGTGTTACAGGTAAGGATGAATCTGCTAAAATTGCTGTATTCTTCCATGACTCCTTTTAGAGCATCCTGCGCGAACGGAGTCAGTCGATCTGCCTCATCTAGCAGCACAACTTTAAAAGGACCAAACGCAATCATGCTGACAAAGTTCGTGATTTTTTCTTTCATGAGATCTAATCCACGTTCTCTGGAAGCATTGATTTCTAGCACATCATAATCTTCGATTCCAATTTCGTTAATCAGCATCTTGGCCATGGTAGTTTTTCCGATACCCGGAGCACCACTTAATAATAAATGAGGAATGCTTTTTTCTTTGATCCAAGTCTGTACTTGTTTTTTTTGTTCTTCGTCTCTCCAGACATATTCATCTAATGTTTTAGGACGATATTTTTCTACCCATAGTTCTTTCATTTAATTTCTGCCTTTTTTATAAATTTTTCTGCTTCTGTATCGATAACACGTTGCCTTAGTTCTGTAGTAGAGAATGTATGCTCTCGTTTGTTGAAATAAAATTTAATACCTTTAGTGATGCATTCCTGTCTACCAGTAAAATTTTTATGTTCGTATTCATCGCCTAATATTCTAACATCAATTGGATACGAAAGCAATATATCAATCAAATCTTTTTCTGTAGCATAGACTACGATTTCGTCTACATACTTACAAGCCTGTAGTTGTACATATCTTTCAAAAATACTTTGTACAGGTTTATTTTTTTCTTTAGGTCGATCTATTGTGGGATCAGTTTGTAAACCTACAATAAGATAATCACATTGCCCCTTAGCTTCTTTCAACATTATGATATGTCCGGCGTGAAAAAGATCAAAGGTTGAACAGGTAAAACCTACTTTCATTTTTTCACCCATAGTTCTTTCATCGTTATGCCTTTTAAATTAAATTGTTCTTTATTGTTTTCATGATACGTCTGCGCATCTTATATTGATCGAATATTTCATAGCATTTCGACAGAGATATGATGCTATTGGTGTGTCTTTTTAAGGTACCGCACATCCATTCAGGACTACGTTCTTTCATCGATAAGAATTCGCTATCGTCAAATTCGATCAATTTAATCTTATCTGCTGTGTTAAATTTTATGTATAGCAATGCATCGCCCTGTTTTATAGTTATTTTTTTAGTATCAGGCCTTATTATAAATGCGGGCTTGCCCGATGGTCTGTACCATCGTCCTATATCAAAACTGCCAGATATGCTGAAAGTATTATTAGTAAAACTATTACTGTCGTAGAACGCAGGTAATTGGGTTATGGTTAAACTTTTTTCACTGAAAAAATTGTAACAGAAAGACAGTTGGTGTATGCCAAATTTTCCTTGTGGTTCGCCTATGAACGACTGTGCGAAATCTAGTTCTTGATGATCGATTTTAAAAGAATTATTTTCGATGTATAGAGTAAGATCGACAGGACTCTTGATAACGAAAGTATTTTTTAGATCATCGATCACCGCCGGGCACTTACTAACAAGAGGACCGAAGAAATTTTTATAATCTAGATGTTTAGTGAGAGATATTGGTTCTTCAATCCGCATAGGACTCATATAGGTACTTGAGGAAAACCCTAATTTTTGCAGATCTTCCCACCCTGGATTTGACCTAGTCCAATAGACGTTCACAGTCATGGTTCGAATCCTTGGCGCAGATATGATGATTCTTTGTTAAGATATGGTTTAAGATTCGGAGGAGACCAGCCCTCTGGTTTCAGGACTTTGCCATCTTCACGTTTGCGGACTTTACCAGTCTCGGGGTCTATCTTGGAGAAATTCGTTCGCATTACTTCTTTCCATGCACCTTCGCCATCTGCGCCGAGAGAATTTATAGCACCTATAGTAACAACCAGCATATCGATCAAAGCATCTAACATTTCTACTTTGTCTTTGTTTTTGATAGCCTGGTTCAGTTCTTCGGCTTCTTCTTCGATGAGTTGAAGATACATGTTAAATTGATCGGCATTGCGCTGATCTATCGTTTGCCCGCAGGCCCGCATAAATTTTTCTTGATCCAGGAATGGATTGGTCATGGTATCTCCTTAAGACTTTAAGTGCTTAATGATACGCTTTCTCTCCTGATCTGTCAACCACTCTTTCTCCATGTCACCAAAGTCCGGAGCCATTTTAAGAGCATGATCTATAGCATTTTTGATTTGATAAAGATCTTTTTTAAATTCAAATGATGTAAATCCGTCATTGTATGAACTGGAACATTCTCTGGCTAATGCATTAATTTGATTAGCGATATCGAAAACATCCCAGTTTTTTTTCAATCCCATATTAGATACTGTCTACAATGAGTTCAGCATCTGCGCTAGGAGCGTCCTCTGACGTGGCCAGTATCGCATCAGTATCTACACGCCAGATATCTTTTTCACCGTCTCCGTCGTTGATACGGATTTTTCTAGTCCATCGGCCGTGTTCTATCAGAATCCATTGTCCGATGCTGACTTCTGTTTGTTCCGGTCCAATTTTGTATACCTGACCCCATCGTGGCCGGATACCATGAGTTTTGCCATCATCGCTGCGCAGCACGATTCCACCTTGCGTCTTTCTTTCGCCAAAATTCATTCCAGTCACAATAACATTATCGCCTAGCGCACGTATCTTGATATTTTTCACGTTATACGACGAATTCATTATTTTTTGTTTCCTCTCGTAACAACTTCTTCTTTGAATGCTCTAGGGTTATTTTTGTAATAATCCTGTAATATCTGTTCTTTGGTTCTCAGAATCTGTCCTCCGGGACCTAGTTCATCGCCCCTGGCATTGACTTTCATATTTCCTATAGCAGGCGTGAGTTCGTTTTTTAACGATAATCTGTCCATGTCTATAGGTTTGCCCTGCATGCTTGTGTAGACTCTACCCATTTTGTATCTCCTTGAAGAATTCTTCTATTGGTAATCTATATTTAACACTATCGATCCGGTGCACACCTAGTAAAAAGAGCACATAACTAGCCACGCTAGACCCGCGTCCTACGCCCCATACTATGTTATTTTTCCTCAGAGTGTCTACTATATATTTCATCGCACACAGCATCGGGATCATTTTATGATTACGAAAAAGGTGTAGTTCACTGATTAATCTATCATAGTTTTGCTCAGGACAGATGCCGATCAAAAATTCTTCGATATCCATGTCGGCATATTCATCGGGAATAAACCATTTTTCGATATCTATTTGGGCCAAAGGTATTGGATAAGGCAATCGTTCTTCGGAGATTTTATCTAGATATTGTGTTAGATATTCAGCAGAGATCGCACAATCAGACAATATGTCTGGACCGTGTATCATTACTGCTTCTGTTAAATTATTTAAATTATTTGTTGACATTGATCAGTTGATCCAAATCGCCATTAAGTTCTGTTTGTGTACGTTCACGATATCTTTTAGATAACTCGTTTTTGTATATTGTAACAAAAGTAGAGATCTGTGTCAACAGTTCTGGCTTGCCCAGACGGTATGCTTGGTAGTATTTTCTAGTTAATTCTTGGACTTTTTCTTCCAATTCATTATCTTTCAAGTCAGAAAGATTCTGTTCGAATGGATGGAACATTTTATGACGAGAACTGTCCTAGATAGTTAAGGAAAATCCTATCCGATTTATGTCGCCACACTTCTATGATAATTGGATTACCGCCACCTGCAGCCAATTCTTGGCTAGTCACGGTGAAAGGTGCAGGAAATGTGGTATTCTTTTTCAATACTGTACCACCGCTGGTACTAAATGTCAAAGTTCGTGTCGTGCCATCCCCGTATAATTCTAAAGTAAGTTTACCTACGCTCGGAGGTAACGTATTGCTGTCCGGAAAGTTAAGGAACTCAATCACAGTATCTGCACCAAAACGAAAAATCTGATACGACCCATTCTCGAAATCCACAACCAACGGAGTAATAACAGTTCCTCCGTCGAATCTTTTTTCGTAGTTGTCCTGCATGACCGCACGAGTTATGAGAGTTCTATTGAAATCATTATCTATGTCTAATCTAGCTGCGTTATCTTCTAGATCTGTGATTTCGTCTTTGGCTATTTGCAGACTGGTTTTAATCGTGTCAAAATTGTCACGGAAAACCTGCGTGTCGTTGTCTTCTCCTGCCACAGGAAAGTTTTCATTTATGCTCAAATAATTGATGTTGCTCACGGTAATTTTTCTCCACGTTGCGGAAATGCAAGATATTTATCCTCTATCTGCCCGTCTAAAATATCTATCACATATCGATCCACGGTAAAATCTATGCTTTTGAAATCGTAATTAACAGATTTTATCCTTGAAATCACAGATTCACTGAATCCCGGTCTGAGATAGCACAGTATCAAAGATTTCACGTAACCAGTTTCTACAAAGTTGTCGCTCTGGATAGATCTCATCCAGAGAGGTAAGAAAGTGCGATCACGCTCTCCTAGAGCCTTGATACGACGTCGCATGTTTTTGATACTGTTTGGAAACACACGTTGATGGTCTCTATCGCTGACTAATGGAATATCGCTGTCTATTTTTATAGCATCATAACTGACTAATACTCTGCTGTTAATATTGTCTGGTAAATGAACGACCTGACCGATGCTTTTTCCATCTTTCTCTAAATCATCTACTATGTCTACGTAAACTACTTCGTAGATAGTTTCTTGGGTCACGAGATCTTTGGCCACGGCAAATTTAAGATTTCCAAAATGTATCTGCTTCCGATAATGGTTTCGACTCATGGCCTGTACGTATTTCACAGCGTCTAGGCTTTCTATTCCAGCGTAGATCAATATACGTAATTCAGATTGTATTCCAAAGTTAGGATCACCGTATCGATATATTTCCTCGCTTCTAAAAATATCGCTGTTGGTGATAAAATCGTACCATGCTAATCTTTTTTCTTTGTTCTGGAATGCCTTGAAATAAAGATTAGCGAAAGATTTTTCTACTTGGGTATCTACGAATACCGAGAAATTTTTGATGTTTTCTGCGAAATTGGCAGTGTCTCTGGCCTTGATCGAAAAGGTGAATTTGCGATCAAATGTAGTAGATCCACTATCAAAAGATGCCGATGTGTAATCTCTAGATAGACTCGAGCTGTCTTCTAACAGATTTATGCTGTCAACTCTTTCATAAAATCTTATGATGCCCGGACCTTGATCATCTGCGAACTGTTTTACTTTTCCTTGTATGATTCCGGTGCTTAATAGTATCAATCCCGGAGGCAACGTTCCCGCAGTTAACTCATAGACTACTTTGCCGCCATAGTATAAACTACGTGCTTCTACGAACAGTGTGCTGGGCTGATTAGGCCTAATCGATCCACGATCCGAATCTGAAATCCATGATATAGCACTTTCTATTTCTCCGATGATATCTATGGTAAAAGTTTTTTCCGCAGTGGCCACGGCTTGATTCCATGTGACTCCTTCTACGGGAATGACATTTCTATTTTTTTCCAAGGCGATAAAAATAAAACCTAGATAAGTCACTGCTTCGTCGGGAAAATATTCTCTGGTGGAATTCCAATTGCCTACAAAGGTATAGGTAGTTGTGGCCAAGGATGCAGGGAAGTCTATGGCCTGCATGGTAAATTTATAAGTTTTAGTTACCGCGTTTTGATATGGAACTCGACCTGCAAGTTCTCCAGTTATAGTGTCTAACTGTAATCCGGGAGGCAAAATGCTGGGAGATCCGTCATCGGGATTAGTAGACAGCAGAAAGTAAGTTATTACCCCAGAAAGGCTAGGAGGATCATAGACATCTATAAACACGGTCACGTAATTGTCTGCTCGATACTTTCCTAGATAACTGTCAGTGATCCATATGGGTACTCGATCGCCAGTATTGTCGGATCGGAATAGATTGGTATCGACCTGCATGATACCGTTATCTGCTTGTAGGAATTCTTCAGTGACCACCCAGATACGGAACACTCTACGGACTTCGTTGACTCCGTCAGATACTGCTACGATGAAAGTATAAAATCTACTAAGGCGTCTAGGACCTCTGCTAGGTTCTGTGTAATCGAAAGTGACATTGTCGTAGAGATAGGTATCAAAACCATTAGATCTAGCCTCTGGTTTGTCATAGTAAGTTACATCGTATCCGTTGGTATCAAACGCACCGGTAGGATCGGTAACATTTTCTAGAGCGAATATAGGATCAGTGAAGCCAGATATCATGCCATCGCGACTCAAAGAAAGTCCAGGGGGAAGATCTCCACCGTTGGGAATTAGATAATACTCTAGTGTATCACCTGCTATTAGATCCGAGTCCAATGCCGACAAGGCAAAATTTACCTGCTCATTATCGAGAACGAAATAATTATCTCCGTTACCAACCTTTAGAAATCCCTGTTCAGTCAGCCATCGAGGTACGTCGGATCCATCTACACTTATGCTAAAGGTTCGGTCTTCTATATCTGCACCATCGTTGGCTCTAATGACGAATCTGCTGGTAGTGAATCGTCGGACTTCTGTGGCGCTGCCTTTTATCGTTCCGGTGCTCGATTCTAATCTAAGTCCTCTAGGTAAATTACCTGCTATTAAAGAGTAACTAATCGATCCTTCTTCGGATGTAGCCTGTATAATGATGTTTAAGATCTGTCGCTCAGTGACTGTGCCTAGGTCGCCTGCCGGAGTAATCCACGTAACTGCCACGACTGTCTCCTTAGATAGGCCCTAGATCAATTTCTAATCCAGAGGGTGTCGTTATGGTTCCAAAATCGATATTAGTCGCCGATGACAAAAATTGCACTACACTAGTATATGGCGGATTGATAGGTCCAAAATCGTATACTGTCAAAATTTGATTAAGGTCTAGCAGAGTATCGACTGTTATTATGCTGCCCGATGCTGTAACAGCCACATCGTTGCCACCTTGTATAGTTATGTTGGTATGATTGCTGGCTGCGATGGTTCCGGACTGGGTGGTTATGTTTTCAAAGGAATCTGTCTGTGTATTATTGATTACGATACGATTGTCAAATGCATCCAGAGTGATTTTCGTACCGCCTACGATATTTTTAAATTGTAATTCGGTTCCTATCTTTTGTGCGAAGATACCCTCTCCAGAAATACCTATGTTTTTAGCGGTAACAGTTAAACTAGCATTTAATTCAGTGAAATTAGCATTTACCTTTTGGAATGCGGTGCGTAGGTCATCGCCTAAGCCGTCGTTGACTATATTTCCGATATTAATAGTTTGAATACCTGATACATTGCCAGTGACAACTATGGTATTACCCATGTTGTTGCCGTGCGTGACACAGTAGTATCTTAAACTGGCAGGAGCGTTGGCTGCAACAGTAAACACAGTTTGTGCACCTGTCTGACCAGGAACCCCTGTACTGACCACTCCTACAGTATAGGCAGCGCCGGTATCATCTTTAAACGCAATTGGATGATTGGTGTTGGATGCTGCACTTTGAATAAATGTGTATACTCCACCACGAACCAAATTAAGCACAGGCTTGTTTTGACCGTCAACCTGATATATAGCTCCGGCACCTTCGGGATTTGGTACGGAAGTAATGATAAATGTTTGTATGGCCATATCGCGCTCTCTCTTAAATATTTACCTTAATCTAATACTACAAATTCACCTGTGGTGGGATCAAAATAAACCTGTTTCAATCCAGCGGTGCTTGACACACGCCTAAGATTTTTAGCAAAGACCTCCATCCCCACATCTAGTTGACTAGTCAAAATAGTTTTTTGATTTAATGTAATACTGCTACTGTCTGTTGTGCTTATAGTGCTGCCGATAAATTCAATAGTCCCTAAATTAAGCCCTCCGCTATCCAAACCTAATGTAATGTATAATTCTGTAAAATTAGCATTTACTTTTTGGAAAGCAGCTCTAAGGCTGTCACCTTTTCGGTCATTTGCGGTTGTTCCAACATTAATCGTTTGTTTCGCCATATCGCGCTCCGTTAAATTGTTCTTCGAATTCTAGGTCTAGGCCACACCGCGCCGCTAGTTGGTCTAGTCTTGAAATTAATTTTAGGAAATATATTTCCGGTTGTCTGTCTTTCTTTATAGTAAAACAAAAACTTATTTGGCGCACCCTGCAAGTCTTGTGCATCTGTTGGACCGCCATTTGTCGCAGTTAATTGAGATAATTTTGTATAGAATAAAATATACGCTTTGGCCTCTTCTTGAGTCATGCGTGGATATACTTCTAAAGCACAGGCTAAAACTCCGCAAACTTGTGGAGAAGCCATGCTGGTTCCATCGATTTTGTATACATAATAACTGGCGTTTCTAGGATCGGCAATACCGCTTGTATATGCACTTACTATAGCGGTACCTGGGGCCCAAAGGTCGACACCGCTGCCACAGTCGCTAAAAATAACTTTTTGATCAATCTGTATGCTATCTACTGCTCCTACGCAGATATTTGGTAGATCATAAGTGCCACCACTGGTGCTGTCATTAGCAGTTGGACTTGAGCCCTGCATATAGTAATAGGGTGTCGAGACACTAGCAGGATATCTTATTCCCATTTCAAAGGTATTGTTCCAGTCTGCATCACCAGGTATACTATGTTTCCAACGACCGTTACCGGCAGCGCCAACATTTACTATTCCTTCATCTATGGCATCTTCGATATCTGCATCTAGTGCAGCGACTCTAGCAGGTATTCTTTGTCCAGAAATAAATCCCCATGCATTTAGTTGGGCAGTGGAAAATCCACTGCTGTTCTGTTTGGCATTGTTTACTCCTACTTGTAGATCTATCTGAGCAGGAGTATTTTCATAGAAAACATACTCACAGACCATACCAGGACTACCTAATGTGCCACCGGTAGAGGCATTACCTTCAATTCTTACTCTATAGGTTTGTGTGCTGGAAACGACATCAATTGTTCCTTTCATCGAAATGTGGAATTGACAATTATAGTATAAAGTTGCCGGAGCATCATTTGGCACAGTGAATGTTATGGTGCCAGATTGTGTGCCGTTATTGGTAACGCCAGAATTATAGGCATTACTAGTACCAAGGCTTGAAACTGTTTTGATCCAAAAAGGATGCCCACCGGCACTAATATTGAACGTATATGTACTACCTCGTTTGAGAGTTAGTGTGGGGTTACTTGACCCATTGATAACGTATGCGCCTGATCCGGAGTTAATCACAGTAAATGTTCCGACCTCTGCACCTTCTACACCATAGTAAATTCTTTGAACAGAATTATCTTTTGCACACCACATTATCTTAGGCAAATTAGGAGTTGTTGGGCTTACATTTAAATATTGTGTAGAACCCGCACCAAAGGTGACATATGTGTTTGTGCCTACGTAGATTGTATTATACGTATTGCCTAAAAAATTTATACCAAATGGTAAATTTAAAGTCCAATATCCGTCATCGTTACTGCCAACTGATGGCGTGGTTGATGCGGTAAGTGCTGCGGCGCCTAGCAGACTACTTGCGATACCGGCTACAGAGGCCGATTCAGCACCAGTAGCCACACTGACAGTCACACTCATAGCAAAGGCTGTCAATGGACTAGCAACTTCTTGATATGTTAAAGCTGTGGTGAATGTCAGCGTATATGCCTCGTTCAGTGGTAAGTTGAGCACTTCATTTATTGTTAATTCAACGTTGCCGCCTTCACCGGAACTGGTTGGTCCTTGATTATAGGAAGCGATTATGACCCCAACACTTGTGGCCGCAGTGATACCAATAGATAATGTAGTTACTCCAGCTATCCCACCTGATGCTACATTAGAAAACAGTGTCACAGTGCAAGGACCTTGTACAACTACAGCATAGGTAGCTGCTGGTGCAGTTGTCTCTGTGATATAGGCTTGGCCGCCCTCTTGGCTCCAAGTTCCAGGCCTACTGGTAATATTACCGGCACCTGCTGGTGAAGGACCAGTGGTTGTAATTCTATTGCCGCCTGCCTCTAGATTTAATAAGTCTGCTAACTTGGAATTAGCATTACAAACACCACTAGTACCTAGAAAAGTTGTTGGAGTGGCAGCTGGCGTATACCTAATGCCACGATATGTTACCGCAGTTATATCACTAAGACTCCACGAAGGAGGAAATATACTCATGCCCCAACTATTGTTAACTATAGTAGGATTTCTTCTTCCAGTGTTTACATTTACTGGCTTAGTCGCATGAAATTGTCTAATATAATCATAAACGTAGGGAAAAGTATAATCAAGGTCGTCTCCTGCTAGATAATACAAATTATAGATATTAGAGTCTCTCGCCCAACCTTGTGTGTTACCAGCCACCGTACCAGCAACATGAGTGCTATGGGCGCCAACACCGTATGAGTATGAGCCTGCAGCAGTGCCTTTAACTGCGGGATTATGCTGATACCAATTGTATTGAATAGTTCTAGTGCCTCCAGTGCCATCAGCATTTACTGCAAATTCAGGATGATTCCATACCAAACCGTTTTCGTCACAGACTACTACATCGACATTCCGGCCTGTCTGTGTAAGGGTAATAGTGCCTGTCTGTGCCGCAGTACCAACACCATTGCCTTGACGGCCCGTACCACCCCACCCTACTCGCTGTTCACCTTCGACACAGCGAAGCAAGCCCCAATTTTTATTTGTGCTAGAAGTAGTATTAGACTTATTCCAATCACTGCTGGTTTGTGTAGTTGAATTAATACCAGCTGAAATACCCAGTTCGGCAGGTTCTAACTCTACAGAAATTATTCTAGGATCTTGACGTAATGCGGCTGCTTCCCAATCTGTCATTAGATACACTGTGTTTCTGCTAGTAGGTCTGCGATCAATACAGTCTATAGGCCTTAATAGGTCTAGACCCTGTGGAGTTTTACCATCAGTTTCAAGTTCACTGTAAACTGTATTGAGATCACTACGATCTCGAACAGTTACAATAAATTTCCTGCGTCTAATGTACTCAAGTAATGCCATATCAAGCCTCTAATTGTAGGACTGTACATGTCACAGTAATTGCATTTGCAGATCCGCTTTTATTTTTTACAGCAACATAAAGTTGCGTAGCGCCCGTGCCGTCATTATTAAAACCAATAACGCCGGGGCTCATTAAAATTGTTTGTGCTCCGGTAGTAATCACTTCTGCTATTACGCCTGCTCCGGGACTAGGATCAACCCCTTCGGCCCTGCTAGAGTCTGCTGTTCTAGATGCTCCATCAACATATAATCTAACCCAAGATGCATGAGAAGTTTGAATTTTTAACAAAGCATATGATTTAAATGCAGTCAAAGTAATATCACTTGAGGCTCCATCTGCAATACTAATTGTGCTAGCAGAAATTGAAGTTCTTGATTGTAAAGCACTACCGCCGCCGCCGGTTACAGTGCTAGGTAACCATTTGCTGCTGGCCGTACTCCAAACTAGGCTTTGACCATTTGTTGGAGGAGTAGTTGATGTGTCAACATCTGATAAGGCATCAATACTGGTTACAGAATATGCAGCAGGTATAGATGGTTGATTGCTTAAATCTAAATAATTTCCGCTGGTAGCTACTGTGGCTAATGATGGTCGATTGCTTAAATCTAAATAATTTCCGCTGGTAGCTACTGTGGCTAATGTTGGACCTGTAATGGTGACTCTACCTTCACCATCAGTTGTTGTGGTAATACCGCCAGCGCCTGCAAAACGCAGAGTTTCTCCTGAGAAAATTGTTCTCATGGTAGAATCATCACCGGCTACATTAAATTCAAAATTTTCGCCACCACCACCCCCTCCGCCTCCTCCGCCGCTGGGCACCGGTCCCCATGTTATTTCTTTGGTTCCTGTGGGATCATAATATAACACCTGAGGTCCTGTGTCTTCTCTTATAGGTTCTACATAGAACCCAGCCGCTGAACCGTTGAGAACAGAACCGCTGGCATTGATGATGATCGAATTAGCTGGTTGATTAAGGAAGCCTGCTGAATTTCCTATAGCGATCGAATTGGCGCCTTGAGATGTTGCTCCTGCTCTGAAACCCAGCGCTATCTGCGTTTCGGAAGTTCTTAATCGAGCAGTATTGATATCTCCTAAGATCTGTGATCCTGCAGCATCTATCAACAATGTGGAATCGTGTGCAAATACATTGCCGTTGATAAATGACACATTGATTTCTAGGCTGTCGTTGGTTGGATTGGGTATCAGGACTACTCCTTCGCCGGCCACGAATGTAAATGTATCAGAGTCGTTGTCTGCTTGTATAGGATTAGGATTGCTAGCCACAGCGAAATTTTGGAATCCAAATCTAGTATTTGTGACTGTGACTGCTCCCGTACCCGTGCTTACACTTATTCCGCTGCCTGCTACTAGGCTAGTGACTCCGGTATTAGATATGTTCACAGATCCCGTAGCAGCACTCACACTTATACCGGCGCCGGATCCTGCTAGAGTCGTAACACCCGTATTAGTGAACGTAATGGTATCGGTGGCAGCATCAGTGGTAATATTGATGCCAGTACCATTAAGCAAAATTAAATTATCTGCTGCGTTGTCTGCCTGCACTGTGGCCTGACCAGCCACTAGGATGCTTCTAAACGTATCTTGTTGGACGTTCGGCAAAGAATTCACGAATTCGAAAACACCCGGGGATGGATTATTGATAGTGATTCCTGATCCACCAAATGTGGTCACAGACAATACTCCGGTATTGCTGATAGAAATAGGACCTGTAGATTGATTGACAGAAATCCCTGCCCCTGCAGTTAACCCAGTCACACCGGTATTGGTTATAGATACTGCTCCAACGGCAGACGTATTGATGCTTAGACCGCTGCTGGTAGTTAAACTGGTTACTCCGCTGTTCGCGATGGTCAAGGTGTCTGTGGTATCGTTGGTAGTTAAAGAGATACCAGTACCGGATGCAACAGTTAGTATATCTGTACCTCCAGCATCTGCTACGATATTATTTTGACCTGCTACTGCGATTTCTCTAAAATATTCGTTGTCTAAGACTGAGCCGCCTATGGTCGATCCCGCAGGAAGATTGATCGAGGAACCAGTGGCGGTCAGTATCGCGCTGCCTAGATGAAGGCTAGATCCGCTGAGATATAGATCTTTCCATCGCTTGGCAGCAGATCCTAGATCATAGAATTCAGTATCTCTAGGTATGAGATTGGTGCCTAGATCTGTGAGATCGATCACTGAACCAGGACCCCCTGATACAGTTAGATAAAGTTCAGTGAAGTTATCATTGATAGCCCTGAATGCTTCATCCACGGTGCTCCATACGATAGGAGCAGCACCCGGATTGATAGTTTGTTTTGCCATTATGTTCTTCCCACGGCCACTTCTATAGTGCCGATATGATCTGAATCGTAGTCGACTAGGGCCTTGCCTACGATGGTTCCTGCTCGTGCTTCACTGCCCGAAGATATCGCGACTCCTGGTATGTTTGAAGTTATGATTAGATCTCCTTTGCGTACTTTTCCTACGACCTTGCAGGGAACACGCCCTTGCAATGCGATTAGATTCTTATGTCCAGGGCAGGCATCATACATGACGAAAGCAGCAGAATCTGATACCACTCCCGCCACTTTGGTGTTGCCTTGTTTGCCTTCTACCGTGACTTCTTTGTCTCCTCCGAATACCAATACAGTTCCTACTTCATATTCGCGATCGCCTTCGTAATACTCTGCTAGGTCGGCAGAGTATGTGGCCTGCCATCTGCTTCCACTAGACAGTGACCAAGTCCCAGTCACTGTTCCTGTAGTTGATGAAGCCCCAGCGGTCAGCGCGACAGCCTGTACCGAAGAACATATGATAGGAGCATTGCTGAGACCGTTTTGAGTCCGAAACGTATGACCATCGTTATCGTAGAAACTCCTCTTATCGGTGGCCAGCGATCCGTCGCCTACTAAAATACCCACCTGTCCCAGGAATCCGTGGTACTGTGTATAACCTCCTGTGGCGCTGGTAGTGGTATCTATCGTGACTTTGGTATCGACTAACAGTCTTTCTACAGAAACATTTCTAGCACCAAAATCACCACTGCTGTCTCGTTTAACTAAAGTGCTGACTACGTTGGGGCTTGATTCATCTACGATGGCATAATCACCATCTGCCGTAGAAGTAAATCCGATCCTGCGGAGATATCCAGTCCCGCTGTTGTACTGAGATTTTTTGATAGCGCCACCATCATTTACCACAGTGGTAAATGTCACTGCTGCGGGATCTGCAGTGGTCAATCCGGAATTTCCTACTACGGTTTTAGTGGCTATCTGGGATAGTTTATTGAGGGTGAGTCCATTGTTTTTTACACTGATCCATCCGTTGGTGGCGTCAAACTGCGCGGAATCGAAACTGGCTAATCCTCGATCTGCCTGAGCGATTCCCGTGGCATTGGCTCGGGTAGAAGCAGCCGTCATTGCTAATTTACTCTGAGATATCGCTGCTGATATATTGATATCCGAGTTCGAGATCGATCCTGGGTTGATCTGAGCGTCTACAGTATTAGCCGTGCTGTCGATATTAAAACTGATATCGCCTATCACAGTGGAATTTTGGACTATATTTCCAGCGCCAGTGAATGTCAATATATCCGCAGCACTGACATTGGACAACGAAGCATCCTGGAAATTGGCAAAAGTCATGCTCCGTAGATTGATGCCGTCTAGAGGACTCGTGGCATCCGCAAGATCAGTGATCTTGAAATTGCCTATGCTCATGTTGCCTTTCATAGATAACTGTCCATCTAGGCTCATGAATCCACCCGAGAACGCAGGGATCAATGAAGTTCCCGCTACGATTCCTCCGCCGTGTGTAACACCTAATCTACGATCGATATAGGTTCTCGTAGCGTTTTCGGTAGGTACAGAATCAGTAGCGTTATCCGACATCGACGAATCTATAGAAAATTCTGAGATAGGAACACCTCGCTTGAATCCGATTCCGTCTAGATTGCTCAGCGCGATCGACGCCGCGAATGTCACAGTACCAGTACCTTGGTCGACCCGGAAATATGGACCTACTGAAAAGTTACCGAATTGGTCGGTGGTCACATAGAAAACTCGCCCCACTCCTCGTTCTTGTATCTCTTGTCCAGGATTATAGGAGTTAACCGGCGGTCCATATATTTCGTTGGGGTAATTTGTATCCGAATAAGAACCAGTACCGATGTCTAGCAGATCATGAGAAGTCACCCTAGTCAGGCCGATCCTGATGGTCAATGTTCCCGGTTCGTCTTTAGGAACTGCTCCTTTTAATGCAGGTAGCGCAGTGAAATAGATCACACTGTCAACTAACGGTGGATCGAGTGTTATCGTGGCAAAAGGTTGACCAGTGATATTTTCATCGTTATAGGCTATTAGTTCGTGTTCTACACCTTTCCACACGATCAAAGTATTCAGTACTCTATCTTTCTCATCTCCTCCTAGAGGTACTACTGCGAAGGTAGAATCCCCCGCCGCACCCACGATTTTACCCACGCGATGGACACCACTCTGTGTACCGCTGGTATCTGTTGCCACTGATCCAGGAATAGCCTCTCTAGTGATGGTAAATGTATTTGGACTCAGAACTGTTTTTACGAAAACATGTCCACCGTTGATTATTCCCGTGGGCAACGATCCGTCGGTTTCAATTTTTATGGTGTCCCCAGCGAGAAATCCATGACCTACCAGTGTCACTACAGCAGGGCTGGCTATAGATATAGTACAGATCTGTGAACCTGCAGAGAATGGTTGGCTAGGCCATATAGAAAGATCTACATAATTATAGTTTTCTCTTAGGGTAGTCCTGGCCAAACCCTCTACGAAATATCCCTGTGTGCCAGATTGGCTACCACTGGTAATGATTGCTGTTCCTCTCTTGGTCGCGGAGATACTAAAACTGTCGGCAGTGAATCCATCCGCTAAAACGTAATATATGTCTACCGAATTGACTCCCGTGGGCAGAGAACCGGTAGTGGCCAAGCTGATCTGATAATCCGGTTGGAGACCATGCGCCACTCTAGTGATAATTGCGGGACTAGATATACTGATCGTGCAGGTCCTTTCACCTACGGGATCTTGATACTCTTCAAACTGCAAGATTCTATAGACCGTGGGCGATTCTCGAAGCACCATGCCTGTAGATGGTCGCACAGCCACATCTACTACATCACCGGTAAGAACTGTCTGCGCATTCTGTCTAACAGTGACCCGGGTTCCATCGGGAACTGTTGCTGCTAGCCCTTCTACTCCCGCCCCCTCAGAACTCTGCAAACTCAGTTTAGCCACTCCAGGAGGTAGATCTCCGCCGAATTCGCTAGTGGCTATAGGATATCTATAGATGCTGCCTAGCCCATGATCGATTTCTAATTCTCCTCGATCCAGAGGAGCATATACTAGATTGTCTACGTAGATTATCAATCCGTTGACAGTATTGGCATATGTCGGGCTGGGGAAATATACATCAGCACCCTGGGCCAGATCATAATATAGTGTGACCGGGGTAGGAACTTCTAGAGGATCCGCACCTTCTGCGACCAGGGCGAAATTTCCGTGTGCGCTAGAGCCTCCCACTGACCGGATCTGTCCTCCATTGACCGCATAGTAAGAAATATGGCAGTAGTAGGTGAACATAGAAACGCATTCTGCCAATCCGCCATTCTGTGTAACTATACCGTAACCTAGATCATTGATCTGTGTAAAGTCATTCGACAACATAGATCTGTTACCTGGCATCAACACCTCATAGATGTTGGCATTATCGTCCACGAACTCTATGGTTGCCTGCTGTATGTCGATTTTTTCTGCCAGCAAGGCAGTTCGCGCATTTTTGCTTAAAGTTGTATATGCATAAGCATCTAGATCTGGAAGTACCTCGGCTGCCGCGGCACCTACGCCATTCGCTACTATATCTGAAGTTTCCAGTAATAATGTTTCGATCAGATTTTGCACGGTTACATCGCTCACAGCGCCTGAAATTCGTGAAGTAACGCTGTAAGTGACTGCGGGCGGAAGATCTAATATAACCTGTTTGCAAAGATATCTAATATAATCTATAGCATCTGCAGTTTCCGATAACTGTCCCGAGGGTATCTGTAAAACGATAGCATCTCCTACTCCATTATAATATCTAATCCCCGCGTCTCTGGTCTGGCTGTTACCCCCATATGTAATGTCATAGATCAATGCTTCTACGATAAATCGTGTATCTCTAGCACAGGTAGTAGTATTATAAGTCAAAGAGGGATAGGTAGCAGTAACATAACCCACAACTTCATCTGCGATATAGTTTAAATTAGCAAGTAACAGACTTTTGGCATTAATGATATTGCTAGTCAATCCCGGAGGATTGGTAAAAGATAATGCTGGTGCAAATGTAACCCCGTTCCTTACGATGTTGTCTAATACCAATTGGCTAGTTTCTGCCACCGACTGTGCGCTTGGATACAATGCAAGATAATCTATAGCGAGATCGTGTGCATAAGAAATCGCTCTGGCAGTGAGATCCAATTGATCAACAATCACCACGGCCGCATTGGCCTGCCTGTAGGTCAGGCCTGCTTTGCGCATATGGTAGTTAGTACCGAGCACGATGTCATAACCCAGGCCGTCGATGATCAATCCTACATCTCTGTAACAGATATCGTCATCGTATGAAAATATACCGAATGGCCAGGGTGTGGCTTCGTCTAGAACGAATGATGCTGTAGATCCAGCCACATTGAAAGTAAAATCTCTAACATAGTTGATTCTATAAACTGTGTCTTGTACGATGAAAGATGCCGGCAGTTGGGGAAATCTATCCAGTCCTTCTACTAACAAGAAACTGTTATCTTCCACGGTACCGTTTCCAGCGACTGGAAATCCGTTGTAATTGAAGACTGTTCCTATATTATTATCTGTGGCCCCTAGTGATGTAAAAGTGGTGCTGCCGGGAGTCTTGATAGTATAGGATCTTCCTGCGAGCATAGCAGCGACAGCGATCTCTCTCTTACCAACTAATTCAAATTTTATGTTTCCAGTAAATCCATCGATGTATTGTCCGCCAGCGAATGTCTGTCTGCCTGTGCTCTTGGAAAAACTGGCGCATTCTTGGGCATAAGGAGACTTGGCCAATATCTGCCCCGTAGGGTCCAAGACCATCATGAATCCGCCATGTCCTTGACCAGTGATGGCCTGTAACCGTACGCTGTCGTTGCACAAGAACATATCCATCTGATCGTTGTTCTTGGGTGTGTTTACAGATCCAAATCCCGGACCAGATTCGTCGATAACGTCTATGATGACATTGATCAGCGCACCGATCACTCCGCCGTTGTTATAGGCCGTGCCGCCGCTAGTGTATGTACCTAGCGTAGTACCATCTACGGTATCTGTCAATGCTGCATCGTTGAACAATCTAAAAGAAGTACTATCCACTACCGAAACGAAATAATCATTGCCGTTAAGTTCAGTCATACCGCCTACTGCATCGATGATCACATTATCACCATTGATTAGACCGTGTGGAGTGGCGGAAGTGATTATCACAGGATCAAAATTACCGGCACCTGCGATATTGAAAGAAGTACCGCCTGTGCCAACCTCTGCGATGAATGCTCCATCTATTACCTGTAAAAAAGTTTCTTGATATAACTCTGTGATTTCAATATTGCGTATCACAGCCTGCGCCAGGACTCCTAGTCGTCTGATCGCCGCTACAGTTTCGTCTAACTGCGCTCCGATAGCGATCAATCCGCTGGCATTAGAATAATATTTTAATGCGGCGCTGACCGTTCTATCCGATCTACCATAGCGTAGATCGAACACCATAGCATCGATCAAAAGACCTACATCCCTTTCGCAGAGGTTCCTATTATAGTCAAAGGCCGCTACGAAAGGAGCAATATTATTAGTAATCTGATAGTCGATCCACCCTATGACTTCTTTTTGTAGAAAAGATCTATTTAAAACTAATAATTGTGCCGCTGATCTATAGGCTCCTCTGTTATTGATCAAAGGATATACCGGATCTGCCGAATCTGTGAGATAATGATATCCGAATAATCTATCAGTCAGCGAGATCTGGTCAGTACCATCTTCGCCTATGGTTAGATCTCTGCGGAATTTTAGAAAAGCCCAGGGGCTAGAACTTATACCTGGTTTCGGTCGGATGATACAACGTCTAAATTCGTCTCCCACGATAGAAGTGTTCTGGGGAATTCTTAATGGAAGATTTTCTTCGTAGATGCCACTTTCTACTAACACTGTTATCTGTGTTTGTCTAGATACATCGCCATAAGATATAACTTCTCCGATCTGGAAAGCGCCAAACTTGATATCTACGTCAAATATTTCTCGACCACCGCTGTCTAGTTCTCCGCTATGTGCTAGTATCTGTGCTAAAGCACCTGAAGTTTCTCCTCTTAGAAATAATCCTTCTCTGAGGTCTCTAGTGCGTATCGCTTCGGGTGTGCTAGTGGATACATCGCCGGTAAAGTCTGTTCGTTGACCATTAGTTTCGATTAGGAATCTAGGAAGGCTGACCTGTACTGCAGGAAGGCTGGTAAAACCAGTACCGGAGTCGTCTATGGTTATGCTGACCACCGATCCTCCGACGACATCTGCGGTACCGAATGCCCCAGTTCCCCCGCCACCGACGATACGAACAGAAACTAGGCCATACCCGCTACCTCCGTTTCCTGGTAATACCTGTACATTGTTAACCTTATAGGTGATATCGAATTTCACCCGGTCTGCAATATCCGGATGTGGTATAGGACTATTATCAGTGGTGTCTACGTTTGTAGACCCCGGTAATGCTGTATAGACTCCGGAACTTAATTGTCTAACAGTGATTATTCCTCCGGGTGTTGCTGTTGTTGAAAGTACCTGGTATCTGGCAGGTTCTATGAACGTTCCTCCTGCCACGGTGATGATATCACCTACTAGATAGTTCACTCCTGGATAAACGACGGAAATTGAATCTACGCTCATCAGCACCTGTCCGCTGAATCCGCTACCGGCACTAGGAGCATCGTCGATAACTTCTAGAGTACAGTCATTGGCACCATTGTCGTATGTTAGAACTTTTTTGTATGGCCCTATCTCTAATCTAGATTCGAGCATGATTTCTTCTGCTCGTTTTAATGCCGCTTCTAGTGTGCGATAAGCATAGGCCAGAGCCCTACCTTGGAATTCTAAAGCGATTCCTGGGCGATCATCTTCTCCGCTGGTAGCCACATATAGGTTCACGGCGCTGCCGAATGCAGAGTTATCTACATATCTTTTAGTGGCTGCGACCAATCCTCCGAAGACTTCGTCGTCATCGGGAACGGGATCACGAGCCAATACCAATGGCCCGGTCATGCGTCCAAAACTGGTATCGTTCAATCCAGTTCGTGGGTCTATGGCCTCCGTACCTGCTATACTGAGTTTGGTATCTACATAACCTTTGCTGGTTGCTTCATGCTCGAATATTGGAAATAGAGGATCATTGGTCGTCCCTAGATCGATGATCCTATGCTGAAAACCTCCTGACTTGGTACTGAGATCTCCCCCTAGTTGTGGACTAGGATCTCCCACAACCTGCGAAAATTCAGAACTGATGGATATTTCATTAGGGTCAGTGGTAAAATCTATGCTTATTCCTTCGCCCGGCACTATTTTTTTGAACTGTAGACCGGACTCGGTATTGTTGACCGTGAGCACAGGAGTGTTTCCGGACTCGGAATCATTCTGCCCAACGTATGCGCCGGGAGTATCATCTAGGCCAATAAATGTAAGTCTTTCTCCAAGACCCAATGAACTATATAATTCACGGAAGTTATCGTTAACTTTGCGGAAGGAATCGCGAATACTATCGCCGGTACCATCGTTGCCTACTGTACCTATATCAATGATTTTACGTGCCATATTTTACCCTAGTAAATGGTTATAGTATATTTACCAAAGAATTTTATAAGCCGAATGTAAATACTTGATGTTCTTAAAAAAGAAAACCGTCGATAATCAATATTCTAGATTCAGTAAACTAGGTGTCGCACATCGTTATCTACGGAAAAAAGTCGTAGCGATATTCCGTTGTGATAACTGCGATGAACTGTTTGAAAGAGATTTGAAAAAGATCGATCACAGGAGGCTCAGCAATAATTATTTCCATTGCTGCAATAATTGTGATGCTAAGAGATTCGCCCAGCGCAAGGGTGTTGAACGTAAAAAAATCTGGGACATGCCTGCCAGTATAGATTGGCCAGTGGGAAAATTTTAAACTCGAAAACTTTCACCACAGCCGCAGCGATCCTTTTCCTGCGGATTGATGAACTCAAAACCTTCGTTAAGGCCCCGTTTTTGCCAATCCATGATTATACCATCGATATAGACAAGACTTTTGGGATCCACGAAAATATCTACATCATGGCTAGTGAATTTTAAGTCGTTGGATGATTCTTTATCTACGAATTCTAACACATAGGCAAGACCAGAACATCCTGTAGTTTTAACACCTAGACGGATACCAAGGCCTTGCCCTCTGCGTTCTAGATTAGTTTTGACCTTAGTGGCTGCTAGTTCTGTCAGTGTTACCATAGAGCAAATTTGCTAGACTACGTAATTGCTGTTCGCTACGAGAAATTTCTAGTTGGTTAGTGGGTACGCAGTCTGCTTTGTACCCCATGCGTCTATACTGTTCTGCTTGGACGCGGCAAGGTTCGTAGGTTTGAAAAACAGTATCTACTCTACCTAAATCTGCAGGAGCAACGACTAATGCCCAATACATGATGAGGTGTTCCATTGTTAATTCGCCTCTGAATGTTTTTTCTTATAGTCTTCTATCGCAGCCTTGATGGCGTCTTCCGCGAGGATCGAGCAATGGATCTTGACAGGCGGTAGAGCAAGTTCTTTGGCAATCTCCGTGTTTCGAATAGTACCAGCTTCCTCAAGAGTTTTACCTTTGACCCACTCCGTAACCAGCGAACTGCTCGCGATCGCTGAACCACATCCATACGTCTTAAAACGTGCATCGGATATAATGCCATTTTCGTTGACCTTTATCTGCAGTTTCATCACGTCTCCGCATGCTGGCGCTCCCACCATTCCTGTACCAACATCTTCATCGTTCTTATCAAATGAACCTACGTTGCGTGGATTTTCATAATGATCAATAACCTTATCGCTGTATGCCATTTATTACTCCTGCGGTTTTTTCGCCAGCATGTTTTGAATTTTTTCTTGGATCATTTTAGCCCAGAATGGCTGTGGAAAATTCCAACCAATGAATGCCCCTACTGCTATCCAAAATAGTATATCTAACATTTTACGCTCCTTGTAGTCTAATGTCAACTGTGTCCCAGTTGATGATACGCCAAATATTGTTAAGGTATTTAACTTTGTCCTGTTGATAATCAAGAGCCCAAGCATGCTCCCACCAGTCTATCAACAGAGCAATCTTCATGTTCTTCTTATACTCGTGATTGCGTATAGTTTTTATTTCTCCGGTGGTATCCATATATAGCCACCCGCTACCTTGAATTGACATAACAGTTTTTTCAATTTCGTCTTTAAACTCGTCAAAACTTCCCCATTTATTTTCTATCAAAGACTTACTGAGCCCCGTTGGTTTATTAGCAGCTCTGGGAGGGGTCAAGTTAGCAAAGAAAATATTGTGCAGAACAGCACCGCCATAATTAAAATCTGGATCACCTTCGCCTTTATTATAACGCTCTGAATACTTGGCAGCCAGTCCATCATAGTGATACTTAATAGTATCTTCGCTCATAACCGGAGCCAGTTCACTTTTACCAAATTTTAGTTTTTCTTGGTAGATTTCTCTGCGATCTGTGCTTTCGGTCAGACTTTTAATAAAATGTAGCATGACTGTATTTACCGTGGTAAATAACCTACAAGGAGATTTAACCATGGAAATCTTATTAGCAATCGCAGCAGCAGTAGTCGTTGGCGCCCTTATCTATTTCAACAGAAATTCTAAAGGTTTAGACGTTAACAACGACGGTAAAGTTGACGCCGATGATGTCAAAGCCGCTGTACAAAATGCAGTTAGCGGTGTACAGACCACTGCTGATGTGAACAAAGACGGTAAAGTCGATGCGTCAGATGTTTCTGTAGTTGTTGAAAAAGCTAAAACAGAAGTTAAAAAGGCTGCTACAAAAGCCAAAACTGCTGCTAAGAAAGCAACGACTCGTGGTCGCAAGCCAGCGGCAAAGAAATAATCCTTTTAGCTTCTTCGTAGAGGGCAAAGCTGGCAAGATTTTTGCCCTTGGCCTCTACCATAATATCGGCCCATTCGCCGTGTTCTAATGCCCATTTGTTGCAGGCAGTGTTCCACATAAAATCGCTGTGAGCACGGAGTTTGGCTTTTTTGTGTCCTTGTTCTAGTAACGTCCGAAGATCGGGGCGTTGGTGTCCGGGATGGTCAGTAAGATGCTCTTCCCGTGACACACTATAATGTATGACAGGACGCACACCGCGCCAACTGTCAATAATCCTTTTAACACGGTCGTCTTCCGCATTGATATATTCTCCTGTGTGTATCCAATGATGGTGTATGTCTAACACTAAAGCACAGTGTTCTACCAGTTCCAGACTGGCATCGGTGCCCCATGTAATCTCATCATTTTCGATGGTCAGTGTATTGCGAGCTTCTGGAGTCATACGAGCCAGCGCAGCAACGATTCCCATTGGACCTTGTCTGCCTGCGATGTGGACGTTGATTTTAAAGTCTTGAAACGTCTTGCCATATCCCATCCAGCGAGCCATATCCACATGATATTCAAACTCCTCTATGCTTCTATTTACAATATCTGGATTATCAGAAGCAAGCACAGTAAACTGGCCAGGATGAAAACTAAGGCGAACACCTTTCTCGCGAGCAAGATCTCCCACTCGTCCAAATTCTCTTTGGCAATAGGCTCTGACATCGGCAGTCCGCCAAAACCAGCTCCAAGTTGGCTCAGTGTACACAGGAAGGATATCGCTGCTGAGTCGTACCATTCTAAGATTTTCATCTAATGCTCCTACTCGTTCTACAAGGAGGCGTGTAGATTCAATGTTCTGTTGCATCAATGACCATAGTTTTTCTACAGCCACGTCCTTGGTCTGTCTATTTAACCAAGCGACAGTAGTAGAACCTGTGTTGTATTTTTTACAGTCGTCCTTGGGTTTGATTCCATCAACCTGTCCGGGATAGTCGATCCATTTGCAGGCGAAACCGATACGTTTAGTCATAGTATTATTATATTATGATCAACGCCAGTTGTCAACAACATATGGATCTTTTATATCATGGGGATTTGGATCTCCATGAAATACACATATCGAACAATCTCTAGGTATCGGAGCATTCCTTATAGATTTGAATGTTCGCTGAATTCCCGAATATAAAATTTCACTGCGATCTCTGACTTCCCACTTGTAACTAAGTATCCATCGATCCGGCCAAAAGGTAATGCGAGATTTGGCTACCTGCCAGATCCAATCTTGATCCCCGTGTAATCTTTGGGCTTTTTTTGGATCAGTTTTAAAGGTAGTAAAAATATCGGGATGTAGTCCTGCTGGCCAACTCATCACCGAACTATTGAGGATATTCCAATTAGGATTGAATTTTCTATTGAAATCTCTGATTCCCATAAAGCGTTTTTCTTGACCAACGACTAATCTATTGATGTTATCATGTATGATAACATCGAGATCCATATATAATACTCTGCCTTTCAACTCTAGATTGGGATCGAACATATGAACCTTGTGCCACCAACCTTTAGTGTAACCTTCGTTGGGTCTAATTATAGATCTCACACCTTCGATCGGATGTTGGTCATCTGTGAGGCAGCAGAACTCATATGGTATCGTTAAGTGCCTAGCGACCATGTTACGCAATTTTTCTACATACTCCGGACCATATTTGTTGCCGAATCTCACGCAGAGCACAGTGATAAAATCCGTAGGGTCTGTTGGGATAGGTTCGGCTTCTGGATATACGAAATCAGGAGGCAATTCTCCTGTACTTTTATAATGTTTCCATTGCTGCTTGTTAAGGATTTCTTTAAGAAGACCTCTATCGTGTTCCATTTATATTTTTACTATTTTATCAATTTCTAGCAATTTTTCTAAAATCTCATAGAGATTTTTTATATTGACCATGTTAGGACCATCTGAAGGAGCACGATCAGGATCCTCATGCACTTCCATGAACACTCCTGCTACACAGCCCGTGGCTACAGCAGCCCTCGCCAGGTAGGGCACCATTTCGCGATCTCCGCCTGATTTCGTTCCCATTCCTCCAGGCTGCTGTACAGAATGTGTGGCATCAAAGACCACCGGATACCCGGTGCTTGCCATAATGGGTAGACTACGCATATCCACAACCAAGTTATTGTATCCATGAGTGTAACCTCTTTCGCATAACATTATCCTTTCATTGCCAGTGGAGGCGATTTTTTCAGCAACGTTCTTCATATCGTGAGGTGCGAGAAACTGGCCTTTCTTTACGTTAATGGCGCATCCGGTCTTGCCCGCAGCCAGCAATAGGTCAGTCTGCCGGCACAGGAAAGCGGGAATCTGTAGAACATCAACACCTGCGGCAGCGACTTCTGTAGCCTGATTTGTTTCGTGTATGTCTGTTAAAATTGATAGATCAAATTTCTTTTTTACATCATTTAATATCTGCAGTCCTCGATCGATACCTACGCCTCTTTTGGTATCGATGCTGGATCTATTAGCTTTGTCGAAACTGCTTTTGTATATGAGATCTATGTCTAGTTCGTCGCAGATTTCTTTGATAGATCCTGCGAGATGTTGAGCATGAGTGTCTGATTCTATTTGACATGGGCCTGCGATGAGGAAAATTTTATTCTCATTGCTGGCCACTGTTTTGCCAATATTAAAGTTTTTCATATAATAATTTAACCAATTTTTTAGCTGTGGCTGGACTTATGGTCCACCCTAGATGACCATGTCCAGTGTGATAAAATATTTTAGGTTCTCGTGAGCTCTGCCGGACTATGGGCATCATGTTTGGAGTCATAGGTCTCAGGCAGGCCCAACTGGAATATTGAGAGGTGTTGATCTCGGGGAAATTTTCATGGACCCATCTCAACAGGGGTTCGATCCTGGATCTCCGTATATCGTAATTCTCACCACAGAGCTCCGCAGTGCCTGCTACTCGCAATCTACGACCTAGTTTCGCCGTGACGATCTTGGCTTCATCGTCTAACAGGCTGACTGATGGGGCATGTTCAAGACTCTGGTCATCGAGCTCAATGGTTATGCTGTAGCCTTTGACAGGATAGATAGGCAGATCATCACCGACCATTCTAGCGGACTTTACGCTGCCTACACCATTGGAGACTACCACCGCATCATAGTAGGCTTTCAATTCCTGTAGATCTTCTACTTTGACGTTGAACTGGAATTCTACCTGATATTTTTCTGTCATAGTTTCTGAGAGATCGTAGCAGAATTTATGTATATCGCCAGTCCAATCACTGGCAGTCCATGCTCCTCCTATGATACCGGAACTGGATTTCAGTGCGGGTTCTATGTCTATGATCTTCTCGAGATCTACGATATCCCATTCGCTGCCGTTGGTTTCGTAGAGGCCTTTGATGTCAACAGCGGCGTCAAAATATCGTTGATTTTTATAAAAGTGCAAGATACCACAGTAACTCTGATCGAACTCTAGCCCTTCCGATTGGATGATATCTTTGTACAATGATCTAGCTTCTAGACCTAGATTGATAGTATCTATGGTGTTCTGTCTCTGAGAACCATTCAGCGTGTGCCATAGGAATCGCATCAGCCATGCATATTTGTCTAGATCTAGATCAGGACGTATCAAGAGAGGAGCATCTTGAGTAAACATCCATTTGAATCCCTTAGCGACGTTGGCCCAAGTATTCCAAGTTTCTGAATTAGATACAGATATTTGACCTCCGTTGGCATAGCTAGTACGCATCGCAGGATATGGTTCTTGATCGTAGACTGTTACTTCGTGACCATCTTTTGCCAGGTAGTAGGCGGCAGTTATTCCTGTGATACCAGCACCAACTACGGCTATCTTCATCCTAACAACTCTTCATTCCAACATCTATGACCTTCTCGGAAAGCCATGTTGCTCTGAGTTTCTCTCACTTCTACGCGGAAACACCAAAGTCTTTCTGCTTCTCCTGCCCCCCACATATCGGGGATATAAACACCGTTGACATATTTGTACAGCATGTCTGCCAAACCTTCGCACCCTAGTCGAGGAAGTATAGTAAGTTTGGCCATTTTCTTTTCTTGCAGAAGTTTAAATGTTTCGAGTTCAGGATCGTCTTCAGCCACAAGAAGCGTATGGTCAAACTGATCTTCGAGGATACCTTTTAATTCTTTGAGTCCGCCATAGTCAGCAGCCCAATTACGTACATCGAGGTCGTCGGTTCCGAAATTAAACTTCATCGAAAAACTGTAACCGTGTATCAGATTGCAGTGACTATCGGCACGCCATTGTCGATAAGCACAGGGAAATGAATCGTGATATTCTTTGGTGCTGACATATTTGTATGTCACTGGTTGGAAATTTGCCATCTCTAGTCTCCTTTATAAATGAGCAAGTTTGATGACATGCAGAATTTATAAAGCGGGGTGAATGCCATTGAAGACCGCTGATGAATTATTATAAGATGTATTGAATGCTGTGTCAATATTTATAGGTATTAACTGAACGTTATTTTTTTGCCAATCTTTCGGGATAGACCATTCTCTAAAATTATAGATGTTAAAAATAGTATCGGGAAAATAATGGAAGACCTGTCCTATTTGATAAACCCAATAGGCTGGATCAACCGGAGACGAATTTATTCCAGCATAATTAGCAGTGCCCTTGTAAATATTGTTTACTCGATCTTCCCTGGCATAGAGATCAAACCCTATCATAGAAACCTCCCGATGCTCTAATAATGCAGCCAATAACACAGCGTAACAACCACTCCCCCAATGTATAGGTTGGTCGTGTCTACGATCTCCTTTGTATGGAAGATCGGGCAGTAGGCTTATATTTTTATTTTTGCGTATCTTCCGGAAATAATGATACCATAGATCCCGGACATAGATAGTAGTATTGATTGTGTTTGGATTTTCGACGGCTTCTCGCACCATGCGTTGATCGCAACAGATGAGATGATCTACTTGAAACTCTCTGTGTATGGCATTGCAACCAATTAATGTGTGATTTTGAAAACTACTGATATCAATGTTGCGACGGCTTTCGCCGTTCCCTATCGCTAGGGCCTGCATATTAACCTCTTTCTTTGATTTCGCCGAAGGGATACCAGGCACCTGGGCTGCCTGCTCTCAGACAAACCCAACCAATTCCAGCACCGACTCTTGGAGAACTATTCCATACGATATCGCCCATTGCATGTGTGCCTTCACTGGGAGGTGCTGCTCCATATGTTTGGAGATGATTGGCGAACCTCACTGATCCTGCCACATGTAAATCTACTGTGGGATCTGGATTCTTAACGCCTATAGATAATTTACCATTGATAGAAACCTGTATGGGATTTCTGGAAAAATTACCTAATAGGATGTTTCCATTGGCGCCGATATTGATTCTAGTGGTATTATCCGTGACGATATCAAAATCAGTAGATGCATAAGTGCCAACCATACCATGAAATTCGTCGTTGGTCCCCAGCATCACTTCTATGGCATTTTCAGCCACAGATAAGGCAGCATTAGGAGCCTCTGTTCCGATGCCCAATCGATCAGTGGCGGCATTGTAGATAAGATATTGATTGATACTGACAGAACCGTCGACGATCAAACCTTTTAATCGTCCGACCTGTTGTAGATTGCTTTTTACTACGTTAGGACCCAGTTCTTTTTCATCTAATACTTTTACATTTCCTATGCTTAGAGATTTGCCTTTGTTTAGATCGATGCTTTCAGAACTGAAAAATTTGTCTGGATTGGCGGCAAAAATGAATTGTTTGGTGTATCCATCACCGCTCCAGATAACACCCTTACCATTGTTATTCTCGCCTTTTTTGGCTCTAAACTCTAGAAATTGTGTTACTTCTTGCGCTACGGGCTGGTGTGCGGCAGCCGCCAGATCTTTGATTATTTTATTGAGATCTGTCAAGGATTGATCGAGATTGGTATTGTTCATACCAGTATTTATCAATCCTTAAAATAATCATTATTGTACTTTCAACAGCACAGTGTCTTCGTTGATGCGTCCGTTGAGTTTGATATCTACGGCTTTGATATCTTCTAGGAACCGTCGTAGAGCCACTTTGCCCGCGGCCTTGAACTCTTTGAGTTGCTCTTCGGGCCTGCGCAGATTTTTCTGTTTGCTGAGATTAGCATCGAAATTGACGATAGATGTGCCCTTGACCGTTAATTCTTGGTACTCTGCGGCTACATATTTGCCTAGTTTGCGGGTTTTGGTGTTGTAGATCCACAGTTCTTTGCTGCCTACGATCTCTGTGGGATTCACGGAAACTAGTTTCATAGGCTCGTTGCTCTTGCAGTATTTGAGTTTGGCTACGATTTTCTCGGTGGGCACAGCCTTGCGGACCCGAGGTTTTTTATTGACCTTGGCTTCCTGCATCAACATTTCGCAGGCTGTGGTGATTTCTTGATAGAATTCGATGATTTTCTTGATGTTTTTCTTAGAGATATGAGCATAGCCCTCTTTGAGTTGTGGACACGACCCTTCTAGGACTTCTTCGTATTCTGCTAACTGCGAAGCATAGATATCGCGGATAATACGAGCGTGTGCGGCTTTGGCCTGCTTGCCTTTGAGCAGATTCAGCACTTTGAACTGTTTAGGATTGAAATTTTCATAATCTCGGCTGAAACTATCCAGCGCCTCTTCGATTTCGTCTGTCATGGCATATGATGCTTCTCGCAAGCGATCCTGGATAGAGATCTGCGGAACCGCGGGCCTGTTGTCTACGACTTCGAGTTCGTAGTCATTCTTGCCTGCTTCTAGGATTTCTGTGATCTGATTGCCTAACCAAAGCGCGGTATTCTTGCCATTGTTGAAATCACTGCGTACCGGTGGCATGCCACGATTGAGATTGGCTGCGATAGCACCTGTGGTATTGTTACAGCGGTGATCTTTAGTATCTTTAAAGGCCTTGATCTGGTCCTTGGTATAGCCGTTTGTGCCCATCCAATTGATCACTTCGGGCTTGAGATCCTTGTTAGACTTTTCCAAACGATAATAGTCCATGCTGTCTTTGAAAAACTTTAGAAACTGATCGGTAGTCCAAGTTTCCTGTCCATCCCATTTCGGACTGAGATCACGCACTCGTTTTTCGCGATGTACGGTTTTCAATGCGGCGATGGAATTTTTACGATTGGATTTGCCAGCCATTTAGATCTGCTCCTTGTCTAGTTAATATAATAATTATACTGCCTGGCTAGGCATTTGTCAATCGATCCACTTCTTCGTAGTCCCCGTCTCCGGTTTCTCGGCAGATCCAAACTTCGTCTGCGCCCTCGTTCAAGGTTTTTTTGGCTAGTGCCTGTGCTTCTTTACGGCTTTTGGTAGTGTCTACCAATTCTTCATGTCCATCTGTGTCGGACCAGACCTCGTATAGTTCCCAGGTCATTTTGTTTCACTTATCTCCTATTCAAAGTTTTGCCAATCTCCATCGGGCGCCACCGCCCAACCAAGACGCTGGAGATCTGTCCGGATCTCGTCGGTGATGCAACCTTCGCCTACATATCTTTTAGTTATGTCTAATCTAGCTAATTGTTCTTCGGTATAGTCTTTGGTGTCGGCATAGAAGGTATCTCGGATACCAGAGCAATACCAATCGATGTAATCTCCTTCTTGCCGCATGTCCGCGACGATGCCTCCGGCATAGCGCCAGGAGCAAGACCATTCTTCTCCTTTTAGCACGGGGATCACTTCCAGTTTAATGAAACCGTTATTACACATAGCCGCATACAAATTCTGTGCGTAGGCTTCGTCGGCACGGACCTTGGCTAGGATCCAATCTGTGGTAACCAAATCCCACTCCATATTCTGTTCTTTGCTTTGAGGATCGTCCCATTTGCAATTGTGATCCTCGATGATCTTGGCGAACATATCGAGATAATCGTCGTTGACAGGCTCGCCTTTTTCAGCCTGGCGCTTCTCATAGCCCTCTCGTTGGAAGGTATGCCGATCTGGGCTTTTACTGGGAGTCATTCTTCTGTGCTTTCTCGAAAGTTTCTACATCGTTGACCGCAGATCGGATAGTCTCTGCGTAGTTGAGAGCCTGCTGCTTGGTCATAGCGATAGTGGTTTCGCATTTGACGTAACCTTTGGTCCAAACGGTCCAGGTCAACTTCAAGCGGGTAATAAGTCCGTTAAAGATATCCTTTAGAGTCCAGTCTAATTCTTGTAGATAAGGATTATCGATATCGTAACGCTTCTTGACGGATTCTGTCCAATAGTCTGTCTTTACTCGTACATAGGTGTTAACATTGACATTGGGTTCTTCTGCTTCGACTTCAAAATCAAGATCGTGATCGTGGCTACCACACTGACAAGCGACCTTATAAAATTTAGCGTTGCCATAATCGCCTACCTTCATGATGCCTTCTGCTGGAGTTTGTGCGTTCATTAGTGATAGTTCCCCTGTTCTGGTGTTAGTGTTTTTACTCGATCTCTCATGCGCCCAATATCGTCAACCATTTTATTATAATCCTCGTCGTCTAGGACGGTCTTGTATAATGTCATAGCATGTGCTACGAGCACCGCAGCCACTTCTATAGGATCATGTTTTTCCAATTTCTGTGCATGAATCATCCAATAATCCTGATACAGACGTTCAAGCCCATCGTTTGAATCGTTCATTTATCTTCTCCCTTTTAATTTCTTGTTGCCGGCGATGCCGCCACTCTCGGCGCAGCCACCACTTGAATCTTCGAAAGTATTCCTGCTCAGTAAGCCGAACACCAACTGAATACGTCTGACGCTCCTCGCAGTTTTCGAGCCAGAGATTATGTACCCAATTTCGGAAAGACATCATCGTTTTAGGGTTACGAAATACATGATATAGAACAACCCTATAAGGAGAGATATACCCGTCGCACCCCCGGCCTTGAACAAGATGATCAAAAAACAGGCCACTAGAAATACCAACCAGCGATTTTCAATGGGCTCGAAATTATCCTCTAGCCAATCAAAGGCTGATTGGATCTTATTGAAAATGATTTTTAGGTCCACAGACTTTCTCTTATTTTGATTAATCGGATCATCATTTCTTCATCTTCTTTAGCATATTGTAATTCCAACTCTTGTGATTTGTCAAGAGCGGTTTTACACATCTCCGCTTCTTCAGGAGTCTTATCTTCCATATCGAGAAACTTATAACCTTTTTCACGGCGCATTTCGCAGTAGGCAGTCCATCCTGAAGCATCGTGGACATCTGGACGATTTGGATAGACTTCTTTCCACCAAGTATAAAGTTCTAGAATTTCTTTGGCTGCTTTGGCCTGATAGGTAGGTTCTGCTAGATGCTTCTCATCTTCGTCTAAGAATTCTTCGTTAGTCAGTGTCATAGCCCACTTCAAGTGATCGACGCCTGCTTCTGAACAGCGCCACGTACGAAAACGAAAGAAATTTCGACTCCAAGGTGTCTGATATTTTTCACGTGCTTCTTTGTCCCACAGTACATGATGCCAAGCCTGCTCGATTTCTACAAAATCGACTAGTTCGTTAAACAAGCAAGGCAAGAAACGATTTCCTACGTCTGACCAGGACCCTGGTTTGATATCTCTAGGATGAGCAGTAAGCCTGTGAGTATGGCTGACCCAGCGATTGTTGATATAATAGCGGATGTCATTAAGTCGATCCGCGGGCCAATTGACGAAATTTTGGAGGTAATCGAGACCCTCTTCGACGATCCAATAACGGATGGGATGGCTAGTTTTGGCCTCTTCTTCCCAGAGGCGCCATTCTTTGCCGGTGCCCGCTTTGATTTTAGCGGTACCCCGCAGCCAATCTGCGAACCGTGAACATGACCAGTAGTTTGCTCTCATAATATTTTCTCTATGTCGAACAACTTAATTATACGAGATCTTTAAAAACCTGTCAATATCAATTGGAAATTAATGATTCTGCCATTGGAAATACTTTGGCTATGGTTTCGGCACAGGCTCGGGCGATGTCCATGTGCTCCTTTTGGGTACCATTGGCTGCACGTAATTCTATATAATGGATCCATGAACGCAGTGTGCCGTTCATATACAGCCGGCTTTCAGTATTGCCTTCCGGTAAGACACAGCGAGCCTGCTCCTTGGCTATACCGTTAGATACAGCCCAAGTGTAGGCTTCTCTACTGGCTCTAATGACAGTCTGTTGTTTTTCCGCCCATAGACGTGCAAGTTCTCTTTGTTTGGGGTCTTGCATATCCAATTCGACACTGTTCTGTCTGTTTCTTGTGTCCTGCAACCGTGCTTCTCTAATGTGGAAATTAAGATCCTCGACAGGGTTAGCATATCGCTGTGAGAACTCTTGAAAACTGAACGATCTGTGTCTAAGGATCTGTCTTGCGATGTCTCTAGTCGTCGTGATTTCCAAGCAAGCAGAGACCATCTCGAGGGGGCTCCAGTGTGCGTGTTTAATAAGATATCGGATAAGCTTCTCTGATGTCTCTGAATTGAATTGGTTTGCGGGATTGCTGACACGGGCGCAGAACGCGATGAGTTCCTGCGCATCTTGGATACCGAGGACTGCAAATTCATCTGAGGGTTTTGAATAGGATACCAAGCGAACATTCATGTTATTCCTTTATTAAAATATCATAGTTAACGATGCATCTAGGGCCATTCCTAGGTATTCCACCACCGTGTTTGATCAATCCATCGAAGAATATTACTCTGCCCTTTTTAGGCATTACTTCATCGACGACTTTTCCTTCCTGATCATAGAATGCTGTAGGTCCATCTGCGTTGTTTACATAATAAAGACAGACATGATGCGGGAAATCAAAATCGGTATGCGCAGCATAATTTTTTAAGTCTGTCTTATGGGGAACGGTCAGAAAGATCCTTGCGGTGATTATTTCTCTAAGGATAGCATTTTCTTCGCTGCAAACGATCTGCGGAATGAGACCAAAATTATCTAGGTGATTCGAAACTTTAGAACTGGATTTTAATACGTGCGTAAAACTTATCGGAGTATGGTCGTTTTCCCTAGACGTGCTTTCGTATTTGCAACGAAGATCTATGGTGGGATGTAGGCATTCGTCTTCTCTGTCGGTGCGTCCTAGGATAGATAATTCAAAAAAATCCTGCAGATGTACAGGAATGAGATCATCGTAGACTTTTATCATTTGTTTTCATCATCGATCGGTTCGTCGAAACAGAGGCTTTCCATGGTTTTGTAATGCTCATAGGCTTTTTTAAGTGCTTCAAATTTTTCTAATTTGGCAGGATCTGGAACTAGGATAGCCAGTCGCTGTTCCATTTTCGTCATAAATTCTTTGAGGCTTTGGTTTCCGATCTTGATGTCCCCGCCTTCTCGGATATCAATACCGTCATTACCTATACTAACTATACCGTCGTTGAGAATACTTCCACCTAGCGTATAGCCAGATCCGCTGCTGGTAGTAAATGTATTAGGGTAATTGTAGTGCGCACTGTATCCTGGTATGGTGATAGTACAAGGTGAGGTTATCGATGTATCTAAAGTTATGGTATCTGAACAATCAAAACTCAGAACAGATTGTCCAGCGGCACCACCGAGATAATCGATATTGATCATAGTATCTTCATTGCCAATTATTTTGTCTTTGTCGTCCATAAAATCGTCCTTTATTTTTTTCCTATGATCATGAATCTATTGAATCCCCAATCTGGATACCCAAAATGCTTGATGCCAGAATAAAAAACTTCCGATAACGAAAAATCGCCCTTGAAATCATCTAGCGATCCGTGATTATGACAATGATCTTCGTGATCCATGTCATTGCTTTGTAATGCTACCAAACACCCGTTTGGTATATTATCAAACCATCGATGCGTGTCTATGTGTTCTACGCTGGTGTTTATGACTAGGTTACTGTTAGAATAATCGTGGTCGTTGGCATCAGAATTAATAGATTTGAATTTCCAATTTTGCCAGACCCAAGTATCGTTAATCTTATCTGCTACGGAACAGGCGTCTGCATCGATATCGATGCTTCTGACAGATTCTATAGACATATTTGATCTCACCCTTAATATGAAATTAAAAACTCCGTACCAACCGCCTACTAAAACTATCCTGGCTGGATTAGCATGCACTCTAGCGATCGGTTCTAGTTCTTGGGCTAACCATAGTTTGCTTACGACCTGACCGCTAGAAAATGCATCGTAGTCCATTACCCGGCCTTGGCTTCCTTGCGAGCATTCTTCTCTGCTGTAATTTCATTACGGCGGGCCTTGACCAGTTTGGCCACTTCTTGCAGTGCTTTGCGAGCACGGGTGCCGGCAGATCCATTGCCTGCTGTAAATTTAGCATCTTCTGCCAGGAATGCGTCGAATTGTGTTTTTAATTGTTCTACTGTGTTTGACATTTTGTTTTCCTTATAAAATGTATTTTACTTATGTTATGTTATGGTGCGGCCGGTAGGTTTCGAACCTACAAAGACTGCGAGTTATACTCATCGTCCCGTCCCCATTCTGGACTATGGGTCCAGCGGGAGCTTTGCCAATTTGCTCACGACCACGTTTTTAGTTTATATTCAGTCAAGTTAAAAATCAATGGAAAATTGTTATTTTTTATTTTCTTCAAACTCATAAATTCTTTTAATTGTTCCTTTAGGATTTTTAAGATGTTTTATTAATGCATCGTATTTTATAACTACACGATTTTTCCTATAATTGTGTTTTGGTCCGTCTATGACATAATCAATACCTTCACACCCTTGATATTTAGGAAAATATTCTAACTCATTTTTCCAATATTTTCCATATAGAAAGGGTTTGATGTAGATATCCCAGTGATCTTTCATAAAGTTAATTTCTTTTCCTGTAGTTTTTAGATGGTTACTGGCGATATAGTTATACGAATACATAAATGATGTAGTAATATGATCTGTTAAAATACTTAATAATATAGAACCAGTCCTTTCCCAACATATTATTTTTCCTTTCCTTTCCAGCATACCGAACCCTCTCAGCCTAGAAATTTCCATAGAATCTGCACAATCTAGGGAATACCAAGTATTGTTCCTATAAAAAATGTCAGGACCGTGTACTCCTTGAACAAAATCGTAGTCTTCTGGTAATTGTTGTAGAAATTTTTTGTGTATCAGTTGATTAGGAGGGATTCCTGTTTGATTATAGTGATCTAATATTTCTTCTTTAATGTTATTAGGATCAAGTTCTATAATAATAGGATTTATGTTATACTTTTTAGCAACAATTTTTAATTGATTGTATTCTATTTCATTAAATTTAGGTTGATATAAAAATGCACATTCGATTTTAATGCCTTGCTCAAAAAAGCTATGTAATACTGCTTGACTATCTAGCCCAGAACTTAATCCTAACAATATTTTTTTGCTTGCTTTAGATAATTCTACTGCACGTTTTTTAAATTCTTCCCTATAATTTCCAATGTCTGACCCGCACGAGATATAATCCACAAAAAATTTATTATTATCAAAACCAAAATTAATGCCATAATCAACTATTTCATTCATTTTTATGATATGTATGATATATTTGTTTCTACAGATTTCCCCCATTTTATGCGATTCCAAATCCTTTCATGGCTCCAATATAGAATGATATTGACTACAGTAGCCATTCCCGCAAATAGCGCAGCCTGTCCCCAACTACCGGTCATGACAAATGGAATCACGAAATTGCTTACGGTGATCAAAATTCTCCAAGATACTACTTTAGAAATAGATCTCGGATGGCCTTCTGCGAAATTTAATTTTTCGTTCTCTCGACGATTCCACTGAAAAATGTTCCATGCACGTTCATGGATCCAGAACAAAGCACTGTTAATTACCAAGGCAAGTCCTGCTATCTTAACACCCATTAGCAGACTTCCTGTTACTATGAATGCATTAACCATATGGCTGATTGTTATAAGAACTCTCCAAGAAATAACCTTAGATATAGTTCGCAAGTGATTTTCTTTAAATTTGTTCATGTAACAGTTTCCTTAAGTAACTACTATATAGTTCTATTTTATTGTTATAATATTTTTTATACATTTCTATTCTATCACTGACAAAACATTCTTCAAAATTTGCACCTAGATTATGGAAATCAAAAATACCAGTCCATGGAAGTTTATTGCCTAGCCTTTTTTCTAATTCTATATAAATTTGCCATGCTTGAAACGACGTCATACCTTTATTATTAATCCAATGATTGTTTGGTAACATTTTGTAACCATATTTTATAGGATCTTGATCAAATTTGCTTGACCATGGTTTCTGTTTAAAAACTTGATTAATTCCTAAAGAATGAAATCTATAACTATGTAATAAATTTTCATTTTCTAAAGTAGACACCCATGATTTAACTGATTCGACAGAATCGTTTGGCAATCCTATTATGAATCCTCCCTCAGTCCTAACATCTTCTTTCCATACGTCTTTTATTTTTTGCAAAGTGGAAATAATTTTATCTTGTTTAATGCCTTTACCGATAACTCGGTTAGATTCATAATTTAAACTTTCTATGCCAAAAAAACAACTTACTAATCCACTTGATAACAATAATTCAATAGTTTCTGGATGAGCATTCAGTAAGTCTAATCTAAGGTAGGTACAAAATTTAATTTTAAACGGTAATTTAGAATAAACTTTATTAAATAGTAGTTCTAATTTCTCAGTGCTGTCGTTGTGTGTATCGTCTAAATAAACATAATTTGTAGTCTGGTATTTTTCGTAATTTGAAAGAAATAGTTCTGTTAATATTTCCGGATTTTTAATATAATCTAATTTCTTTTTACCGTTTAACGGATACGAACAATAACTACAGTTGAATATACATCCCCTAGAAATTTCTATTGGCAGAGCTTCCATAAAATTTATATGATCCGAATCATGCCAACTGAATTTGGAATTTGAAAAATCATAATTAACTGCCTTTGTATCATTGTTTATTATCATTTTTCCTTTGGATAAATTATATTGGAAAAATGGATTTTTGTTTTGACAAAATCTGGTGAATTCTATTACTGATTGATCTGCATATCCTAAAATAAAAACATCTATTAGTCCGGAAGTATCTTCTATATATGCTCTGCCGCCCCCTAGAACAAATTTACATTTTGGAGATATTGAATAAACGTAATCTTTAATCTCGGTAATTTGTTTGTTATCAAAAATATTGTTTTTAAATGTTTCATCGATTTTATTAATTTTATTTGAATTCTTTTTAGGTTTATGAAAGAAAAAAGTAGTGCTAAACCCGATCCATAAGGTATCTTTTGATACATATTTTTCTAATATATTAAGGAAAATGCTATTATTTTTGGAAATAATAGTAGATAACCAATCAACTACCTGTACTGTATAGCCTTGTTGTCTTAACGCATTAGCTATTTGATAAGCTCCGATACTCCGGAAAAATCCTCCACTTTCTATACATGTAAACAATACTATTTCTGCCATTTTTAAAATCTTTTTGAAAGATCTTTTGTATAAATTTGTTCTTTTCTATCATCTGAGTACGCAAGTCGAGTCCAATCGTAATCAAAATCTTCATCTATAATTTCGTAACATATCCATTGCTTTGTTTGATTAATAATCAGCGGAAAATCGATTATTTTAAGTCCATTACTGAATAGGTCATTTTTATTTCTATTTGTAACTCTTTCTTTATTTTCGCCTAATCTATTTCTTTTAAAAACCTGTATTAAATTTTTATTATACTCATTAAATGACAGAAATATTATTTTTGCTTCTTTCTTTATAGCCCAAGATCGTTGTTCTGGGAAAAAATATTTTTTGTTAATAGATTGATTCCTATACTCTTTTTTGATCCAAGTCCTTACTCCAGCCGAAAATATCAAAGGATGAAATTCGCTTACATGTATACCGCTACATCCAATTACTTCGTTGTTATTGTATAGAATATAAAATTTTCCATTCGGTTCTTTAAATTCATTAGTAGATTCTAATCGATATCCCAGAGTCCATGGTTTAACAAAGGTATTTCTAGCCCACATATTAACAGACGCCGATTTTTCCGTTTCTTTCGAAGCATCTCGGCAAAAATTAAAAAAAAATTCTTTATCTTGGATCGTTAAATTGTCATAAGTTTTTAAGATAAAATCATTCACGTAGAAAATTCCTTTTTGAAATAAATTTTGTAATCCTCTGGGAAAACGAATTCTGATCTCTTCATTAAAATTTCTATGTTGGTGTATGAATCGTTACCCACCCAAGGAGCTCCGGCTGCTATAGTCAACTTATAATCATCGTCGAAGTTATTCATTCCGTGAGGCCAACTTCCGTCCATTAAAAATGGTGATGTAATATTTGGAACATACACATCATGCTTATCAGTTTTAAAATACAGTGTTTCTGTTTTTCCTTTTAAAACTATTCTAAATTTATGTTGTTTTGTGAAGATCGAATTTTTATCACAATCTACATGTTCTAAATTTTTAGATTTCTGGTTTGTAAGCAGTGCCATAATTCTGGTTTTAGTTCCCATCCACGGAAAAACGTATGTTTCAAACCAATCTATTATCACTGGGGGAGTATAAGCCAACCATTGAAATTCTCCTTGTAGATTATTTTTAGTTCCAAATGGTCCGGGGACAGGATTTTTTGTCATTAGTGAAAGCATATTGGTTGCTCTATAGGGATCCCAAAACCAATAAGATTTATCAATCTTCATAATTTCGTATGTAGATTTTTCTTTGTTTAAATCTGGAAAAATGATTTTAGCGAACAAAATATCGTCCATAACTATATTTATTGATAAACTTCGACCATAAATACGCTTATGGAAATTCCGTTAAATAGTCATCCTTGGAAAATTTTTTCTGGGACCACACAAGAATGGGAATTATTTGATACGAAGGAAAGATTCGTTCGTAATTTGCAAAAAAATAGAAATTTATTAGCGGTCAACGGTTGGCTAGAAAAAAAAATTTATTATAATTTTAATAATGAAGGATTTCGATCAGACGAGTTCTCTCACGATAGAAATTCAATATTATTTTTGGGCTGTAGTTTAACATTTGGAACCGGATTACAATTAGAAGAAGTATATGCTTATCAGTTATCTAAATCCCTAAATATGAAATATTATAATCTAGCTCTGGGTGCAAGTTCTAATGATACTTCATTTAGACTTGCATATTATTACATAGCGAAGTTATTACCAAAGATAGTAATTTGTCTTAGTCCAGAACCAACTAGATTAGAACTCTGGGATGATGAAGATGTGCTATTTTTTAGGCACGAAAAATCGGAATATTTGAATAATGGATTTTATAAAACGTGGTTGCTGAACAATAATAATTCTTTCCTCAATCAAAAGAAGAACATATTAGCGATTGAAAATATATGCAATTCATATCGAATTAAATTTAAGACTTACAATTCTAATGAAGTTTTTACAAATGAAATATGGGCAGACAATGATTTTGCGAGAGATTTAAGTCATCCTGGGAAGCATACCCATAAGTGTGTGCATGATAAAATATTAAGCACGTTAGATTAGATTATTGATCAGCAGTTACACCAACAAAATGCAATCTTTCATAGTCAGAAGTATTAATAAATGTGTGTGCTAGCCTGGTATCAGTTAGCCATATTTTATCTACAGTTAAATGCCTTATTTCCCCGGTCCTAAATAAAAAATAACATTCTTCATTAGTTATGATAGGAACATGTATTCGAGGAAGTCTATCTCTATGAAAACTATAACATCTATAAGGTAAAACCCACATAAGTCTACTTCTATATAAATTATATTCTGTTATGATATCTTCAAAAATTGTATTCTTAAAAAAAGGATTTAATTGATCGTAGTCAGTTTCTGCCCCTGTTTGCCGACCAACAGAACTTGCCCAATGATCTTCTCCTTTTTTGAATTGTACGCTTGTTTGTTTCGAGTTTACAGAACTGTGCCATTGGATTTGTGAATCTAATGTCTGGTAAGTACGTAGAATTTCTTCAATGGCTGTTTTATCTAAGTTTTTTAAAATTTTTATCATTTTACATATTATTAAAATTATAAGGATAAATTATATTTATGAGCAAATATTACAAGTATTTAGAGATCCCAAACATTGAAGAAATAACCGAAAAATCTCTTAATTTTGTTAAATCTATAGACGAAATATATAATAGAAGATTGAATAACGCAAGTTATTATATTTTAAATTTTAATAAATTATTAAATTGTTGTCCGATTATACTAGATGCATTTTCTAAACTGAATATGGAGCCTTATTTCGCATCAATTTTTATTATGTACAATAATAAGCATTCTCCTGTACATACAGACATATCTCCTCCATCTGCCAAAGTATTGATTCCTTTGTTAAATGCACATAATACAAGAACAATATTTTATGAATCATCAGATCTAGTTGAATGGATAAATCCCGATTCTGGGGTAAAAAGCTACAAACCAGGAAATAATTACAGGGCTAGAGATAGTATTGTTATTAAAGGTCCATGGATAATGAGGACAAGCGTACCTCATAACACTATCATGAATGAAAAAAATACTCCGAGAATAACTATGGCACTAGAATTTAAAAATGACCCTGTCCACATGCTAGATGAATTATAAAAAAATTAATATAAAGAATATAAAAAGTATTCAATCTGAGCTTTTAACCTATCTCAAAGTCCATACTGATATTTTAAATGATAAAACTATCGGATTTATACCATTAAACAAACAGAGTGTTATTGATCACTGTGCAGATACTCTATACTTTTTCTTAAAATTAAATTTGACTCCGGTTAGATTTAATTTATATAAAACAATAAAAAATGGTGATAGTCTAGTTCATATTGATACCTATGAATATAAGACCAGGATTAATATTCCGATTTTAAACTGTGAGCATAGTCAAACCAAATTTTTTAAAGCCAGACCTAATGTTAAAATAGTACAAAAAAATAAACTTCCATTTATTTTATGTGATCAAGAATCTGCAGTTGAAGTGGATAATTTTGTACTGGATATGCCAACTGTATTTAAAGTAATGACACCTCATCAGGTAATAATGGACGAAAATTTTTCTCCAAGAATAAGCCTCACTGTAAAATGTGATCCTGATCCTATTTTTCTATTACGTGATTGATATTCTTGAGTTGATCTATGTAATCATTTACTTTATTATTTCGAAATGATAGTAGATCATATTTTTTTATTATTTCTGATTGAGAGAGATTAGTTATATCATAATCATTAACTATTTCTTGATAAAAAGTCCATAGCCAACCACCAAATTTCCAATTCGTAAAAGATGATTTACGCCGAATCTCTTTTGATCTTGCAGTGCAGTAATCATAATCTAATCCTGTGTTTTTATTGACCCAACCAGATACCTTCCAAAATTCACTAGATGAATCTAAAATCTCATATCCATATTTTTCATAATTTAAATCAAATTCTGATTGATAATATGATTTTTTCGTATAAGAAGGAAATATTCCTAACGGGAAAACATACCAATAATCTAATGGATTGCTTGAACTTAAAAGCCATGATTCAAAATCATCTATAGTTTCTTTAGTATCATGCGGCAAGCCGATTATAAAATTCCCAGAAATTAATATATCTTTCCACACGTCCTGTTTAATTTCTCTTACAAAGTCTAATTGTCTTTTTGGATCCATTCCTTTTCCAATTGACTTAGCAGATTTTGGATTGGTACTTTCTATTCCGCAAACTGCACTTTTTAATCCAGACTCTTTAAGAATTTTTAAGGTTTCTGGAAAAGTTGTTAATAAATCTAATCTTATGTATGTGGCAAATTTTATCTTAAACGAAAGTTTTGAATAAACTTCGTCATATAAAATTTTAAGTTTGTCTACACTATCATTGTATGTATCATCGGTAAAGGAATAATTAGTGACGCCAAAGTCATTATAATTCCTTTTTAACTCTTCTTTTAAGACATGGCTTTGTTTAATCCATTCTCCTTTGGTTTTACCGTTTAAAGGATAACTACAAAATTTGCATTTGAAAATACATCCTCTGGATAGTTCTAATGGAAGTACGTCTTTGGAATCAATTATATCTGATTTTGTGTATTTTATTGATGATTTTGTAAACCCTTCGAATTCTTTTCCGACTATATGGTTTGAATAAAATTGAAGGTCTATTTTATTGGATTTTCCAGCCAACCAGTTTGTAAAATCTACAATTTCTTTATCGACATATTTTTCAAATTTTATAAACCCCAATTTATCTAATCGGTAATTTCTGGCTCCACCATATATCATTTTGATTTTAGGATTTATTGATCTAACGAAAGAAATAAGTTTATGTATTTCTTCTTCTAGTGTTTCAAAATTTAACGATTTATATCTTTCATCATCTATTAATTGCAAACTAAAAGGGTAACTTAAAATTTTATGTAGAAATGTTACGCTTATACCTATCCACAAAGTTTCTACACCTACAAACTTCGTTAAAATATCTTTTAAGTCTTTATCTAGCTTTTTAAAAATTGCTATATCTATCGTCTGTACTGTATACCCGTTATCTCTTAATTCTGACGCTATTCTAAATGGACCGGCTGCTTTAGGCCCTGTAGGAAAATCTGAGTTACCATAAAGTATGACACAATTAACCATTGATTAAATTTTAATTATTTTTATTATCATCGCTGATACATCTATTTCCCACCATGATTCACCGCAACTGTAGTTCTTAGGATGCCTATGATGATTGTTGTGCCATGTTTCTCCCCAGCTAGGAATCGCCCATAGCCAATTGTTTGTGCTCTGGTCTTTCAAATTATATCGACGATAACTTCCAAACCAATTAGGTTTATGTCCTATGTAGTTTACAACATTACTCATGATCCCTGTAAGCAAGGCAGGAGCCCAGTGCAAAAATATCATCAGATATGATCCCCCTAATATGAATAGGATTAGGCTCCATAAAAATAAAATTATAAAATAGTAACGATGTAAAAATTGTTGATATCTATCTGTTATAAGTTTTCTCATTTTCCATTTAGTGTTACCATCCACCCGTGCATCATACGATAATGAAAATATTTTGTATCCTCTGTATTTAGGACTATGAGGATCGGTTACTTTATCACTTTTTAAATGATGATTGATATGGATAGCAGTCCATGCTAATGGGCTACCTGTGTTACCGAAGCATCCCAGTAGTGAAAATAAATTTTTTATTATAGGAGTAGTCTCGTAGCTATTATGGGTGAGATTTCTGTGGAATGTGACCACTATTCCTAGACATCCATATAAGAAATATCCAATAACAATAAGTAATAGAGCAAAATAGTCTAATCCATGACTGTAAATTCCTATAATTGTGCCGATTATGCTTATGATAGCGAATATTTGGACTCCTAAAGTATTACTAGAAAATATATTTTTCATTTTTTTACCAAGTATATAAGGGGGGCTATCAGATCTAATTCCCACCATTTCTCTTGCATATTCCAATTTTTGGCATTCGAATGATGATTATTATGCCAACCTTCGCCCCAGAGCAATATGCCATATACCCAAAGGTTTTTGCTATTATCTTTATACTTATGATTAGTATACCCTAAATTATGACCAAAATAAATGAATGTGTTTAAAACAAAATGAGTAATTGATACCGGGACAAACCAACAAAAATATGCTATCCAAGGATCGATGATTATCAAAATAGAGACACAAGATAATACTAGCAACATATAATAGTCATTAATATATATTTGTTTTTTATTAAGTAAATCCCTTACCAGTCTTACATTTATTTTTTTACCGTAATCCATCAAATGCGGAAAAAGCACCCGCCATCCTTTTATACTAGGAGAATGAGGATCTTTTTCAGTGTCAGAAAATGCATGATGTTCTCGATGTACATGAACCCAACCTATAATACTTCCTCGTCCAGACATTAAAGCGAACCAGGTAAACACATATTTTAAAATGGGATATTTAAATTCAAAACTTTTGTGTGCGTAAAAACGGTGTAGCATCATACTCACTCCGATACCACTATATAGATAGTATGATACGAGAATAACTATAATAGACAGATAGTCAAAACTAAACACCCATAGCCCAATTATAGCTCCAATTGTAGAAATTATTTGTATTATAGATAAAGATATAGCCGAAGCTGAAAATAGTTTCATATATAATTTGCACCTGTTATCTTTTTATTTATTAAACCCGAAATAAGCATTTCGAACGGGTGTATTTTACCATAGAATTCATTGCTGCACCAGCATTGATCTAAAGGATTGTAATCGAACCATGGGCTAAATCCTAAAACTATATGTATTCTATTTTTTATCGAATTTATATAAGGAAATACTCTGTGGGGAACGTTGGTATCCCACGAATACATGTGTCCATATTTTAAATGTAGAGTCGATTTTCCTAATAGTTGAAAAAGATAATTATTGTCAGTTTGGATAGGTATGTTAATTCGTATATTTTCAAAAACAGATTCATCTCTGTGCCACCCCCAGGAATTTATAGTTGTTGGATCTAAATGTTGAGAATTTAATATGGCTATCCTACTTCTGATTAACGTTCTATCAAAATCTAAAAGAAATGCGTCTAATAGTTCTGCGCAGGGAGATAATTTTCTAAACCCATATGTATCATAATACGTATTTTGTAAGTCATTGAAATTATGGGTTTGATCAAAGAAATATTCTGTTTTCTGATTGCGATATGTCCCAAGAGTTTGACTATTCTCATTTGAGATATCACGGTACTCGGGATTATAAGTTAAGCTTAATCCCCCGTAGGCTTGATCTTCTCCTACATTGTTCTTCCATCCTTGGTATCCAAATGTATCAATAATTTTTGTTGTAGTTTTGGTCAGACCTTTAATATCTATATTGTGTATAAGATCTAAAATCGTATATGTTTTTACTGGCGACACTATAGTTGACATTAATTTTTTAATGTCGGTGGTTTTCATTATCCACTGCCATACTGTAAACTTTTTCGGAATTTCTGTTATAAAAATTTTATGTTTCATTGAGTTAATTTTTTTAACAATGAATTATAAGATATTTTAAAATACCCATTGTGGGGTATAGAATAATCCATAGGATCAGTTCTGATCATTTGAATATCGGGATGACTAAAAATTTTAGATGTTCGTATAATTTCGAAACCATCATATTTGCTTCTTGACCGCATATCTTTAAAATGTCTATCATAAATCATTAATTTACTAGAACTAGTACCTTTTCTGCCTTTAATTTTATTAGACACAAGATCTTTTATTCTTGGTTCATATAGAAATGATAACAATGTTTCGGGATTGTAATTTAAAAATGATGGGGTTCCGTCTAAATTTTGGTTTTTATACCAATTATACCAAACTGATACTATCCTTTCTCTTTCGTCAAAATACCAAGTATCAGAGTTATCATCTTTACAAAGATGGGGTTGATCGCTACCAAATATTATAGTACCGTCCAACGTTTTTGATAGTTTTAAGAATACCGGGTATTGATACACAATGCAATTGGCAGATCGAGCCACTTCAAGAAACTCACCCGAAGTTACAAAGTTATCGAAATCAAAATTTATTATAATAGGTTTTAAATCGTTGTATTTGCAAAAATCTATAGCGTATGAAATATCAAACGAATTATAATTTGGTTCTAATGAAACGATAATTGGTGTTATTTTAATTTTTTGAGAAAGAAAGATCTTAATTATGTATTCGCTATCTAATCCCCCACTATAGAATACATAAATGTCTTTCTTTGTATTTTCTTTTAGAAAGATCGCGTTATTAATTAACTCTTCTTGGTATGTACCTACCGCACGAGAACATTTTGATATGTTTAAATTAAAATTTATTCCGGTACCTTGGATAGTGTAGTAATTTTTGTATCTCGGTGTGATCATAATAGATAAGTAATTTACGGAATATTTATAAACATGCCAGATACTTTTATTTCTTTAATGAATTTCAATTTAAATTGGTATCAAGAAATTGATGACAATCTAAATTTATATTATGAATCTATCCATGAAAAATACAAAAATGAAGGATATCAAATGATAAACCATGTTCCACCAAGAGCGACAGGAGCTATCATATTTGAAAACTCAGAAGAAAGAGCTGCATCTATTTTTTATGACGAGTTTAAATATAAAAATGCTATTTGGATTAATATAGCATTTGTTGAAAAAAATCACAGGAAGAAAGGATTATACAAAGTTATGCATGAATATTTAAATCACGTAGCGATTAACCTATCGAAAAATAGAATATATTCATCTATACATTTACAAAACAAACTAATGATCGACAAAATTTCAAAATCGGTCGGATACGAATCTTTGATGACCATAGTTTACAAGAATGTTAATCAGACTATTCAGGATCATTAGAATCGGAAGATCTTGACACAAAAACGATATCTGTTACTAAATCCTTTATACGCATAAAATTCATTATTATCCCGTTCTCTTCATTATATTTTTTATTTTCTTCTTGAATTAATAATAAAGTTGGATCATTCTGCCATCTGTCAAAAACATTGTAATTTTTAAAATATATTTTTTTATTCTGAACTAATCCATTTCCGCTTGTATTATTTTCTATCAAGATATCGCCAGGAATAATAAAAGTTTCTTCTGTATAAGAGAAAATATCGACAAATTTTTCTTTATTGTCTCTTATATAATCGAAAAACCATGGAATTTCAATAGATTCTCTGGTACATTCTATTTCTTTTTCAATTTCCATTTTTAGCCCTTTTTTGAAGATATAAAAGTATTTATCATATAAGTACGATTATGAAATTACTTAAAGGATATTAGTTATGTTCAAGTTAATAAATGATGATTTTGTGCATAACGATAGACATAGAATTTATGTCAGTAAAGTAGATGGCAATCGATCATTTGCCAGTAAAGAAACCACTCGATTTATCATGTGTAATGGTGATTTAAAATCAGAAAAATTTAAATTTTCTGGAGTTTTTGCAGCGTCAGTAAACGTCGAGTTTGAAATAGTAGGCCACGGAATAGTTATAGATTTATTTGGATATAACTTTCCTGATCAATATATTTGTTTAATTAATCCGGGATTACCTGGGAATTTAAGTTACATAGATGGATGTTCTAATTCTAATCTAGTTTCTCCTTGCAGGAACGGTGATCCTTGTATAAATTATTTGTATTTTCCAAAATTTATCAAACAAACATTTCATGTTCATCCTAGTATAAGAATAGGAATGATAATTTCAGGATCTGGTGTAGCAGAATTTAACGATCGATCACAGGAACTTAACATAGGTGATTGTTTTATTTTAAATAGATTTGAATCGCATAGGTTCATTACTAATGAATCAGATATGAGTTTAATTGCTTTTCATCCGGATAGTGATGACGGTCCCACAGACGAATATAATCCTATGAAAAGCAGAACTTACATTCCGAAATAAAGGTCTATAAAATTTTCTGGAATCTTGGTGTCGCTTAATTTTTTTCCAAAAAAAGTTTCTAAATTTATAATTGATTTTAAAGTTTCGCTAGCTGTACAAAATTTTTTTAATGGTCCTAAACTATAGGTGTTATGGTACGTGACCAATCCGGATTTTTGTCTATTAAGGTATTTGTAGTCTATTTTATTTAGAAAATTAACTGAATCTGACAGCATCATCTGATACGAAGTCGTATCTTTATGTAATTTGTAAAACCAGAAATCATGTTCTCCTAGAAATAGACTAGATGGTTTTTCAGCCTGAAAAACTTTACGGTAAGTGTTCGGATATATGCAAGGAACAATAGCTCTTTCGTATTTGCTATGTCTCATCCTGTTGTCGACATAACTTGTTTTCATAGCCCTATCGTAGACAGTTAGGTAACGCAGAGCGTACCAATTTTCTTTTTGAAAAATCCATTTACCTAAAACATGCGCTTGTTTAACCATTAATTCGGGCAAATCAGCTGTCCAATAAAAAAGAACGTTATCTACATTGGGATAGTTTTCATTGAATGGCGGTCTTTGTACATTAACTGTTAAATCTGAAAAACTAACCGTTAGCGATTCGTAGTTTTTGCCGACGACTAAAATTGGTTTGTCTATACCATAAACAAATGCTATTTTCTTACCCGATTCAGCTAAATTTTTAAGATGTTTATGCCTTTCAAATCTATACCTCGACAAGCTCGAAGGATGGACCCAATCTTCACACAAATACAGCCATTCTTCAGGTTTATAATCTAAAATGTCTTTGAAATAATCATGCAATGTTATTCGTATATTGGGATATTTTTGAGATATATCATTGATTAACGGTAGTTGAGCAAATTTTGTTTCAGACATAGTATTATAATGGCTACTGTCTGTATCATTGAAATTGTAGTTATTCAAACCTTCTAACGGAGCCGATGCAATTATTTCGTCAGGAAATATATCGTTATTAATAAAACTTTTTACAACATTTGTACTATCAGCTCCTCCGCTGCACAATATAACTATATAATCATACTGATCTCTAATCTGGGCCGCTCTTTTTGCATAAAGTTCATCTAACCCGAGATCTGGTTCGATTAACCAATTTACTTTATCAAAAATTTCTTGATAAAAATGCCATGTGACGTCTTCTTTGCTTTTATTTGCATATAAAATCGCTTCGATTTTATTATGAAATATTTTATCTTTGACTTTATAAAATCGGTTTGTAGGTAGTTCCATCCGATATTTATAGGAAATTTTTTTTGAATTTCTTAAGAATGAATATAATTCAGCAAATTACAGTGTTAAGCACCTACACCAGCATTCAATGTTTTCACTAAGGTGGCCAGTCTATCTAAAGCTTCGCCTACAGTTGTTGGTGCAGAACCACTCCAATCTCCCGGAACTGTCGCATAATATTTAAGTGATCCATTTGTTCCGTCTACTAACAAAGTAGATGAATCGGAAAAAACTGATCCAACAATATCCCCAACAATTGATAAAGTATTAGTAAGGGCTTGTATATTATCAACTTTTAACACACCATTTTTATCTAATTGAGCGTTTTTTATTAGTGTACCTGACGAATTTGCAGTATAAAATTCTAATCGCCCTGGAACTATTGAACTCGAAATAGATCCGTCTACCGCAGCCCGAATAGATGAGCTATCTCTATAAGCTAAACCGTCGTACCCAGCATATGTTATATTATAGATAAGATCACCGTCTTGCACAGCAGTTGGGGCTTCTATTGATCCCCTACTTCTTGATAACCCTATCGCTGTGGTTGTCGCTGAGCTATCATGATGGCAGCTGGCTAAAAGAACTTTAGTACTGGTTAAATTTGTATCAGATAGTATTCTTACTATACCCGAATTTAATATTTTGAGCGGAGTTAGTAATACACCAAGTGTATTTCTTACGTTAAATTCAAGATTGCCTGGAATATTGGTAGGAGAAATAGTGCTATCAACGTTAGAAGTTATAGCTGCCGCTGTCAGTTCTGTGGATCCGTTAAATCCTCTGAATAATATATTTCCTAATCGGTCTCCTATATTCACGGTAGATGGTGATGACGTTGTTCCTCTGGATTTGTTAAAACTAATTATAGATGCGGATGTATCTGAGGTAAAATTAGCCAGTGAAAAAGTACGTACTGAGTTTCCCCTTAATGTTGCGTCACCAGATAGATACAGATCTCGGAATGAATTGGTATTTGATCCTAGATCATGACTTGCATTCTGATTTGGTATCACGTCTCCCTGTACGGTGCCATCTAAATTGATCGAACCATTTGTCGCATCAACCATTATGGACGAATTTTCTGCAAATACAGAACCTTTGACATCTCCTGTTAAATTACCCGAAACGTCACCCAAAACATTACCCGAAACGTTACCCAAAACGTTACCCAAAACGTTACCCGCAACGGTTCCTACTAATGTTCCCCTAAGAACACCGTCTACAGCATCTACCAAAAGAGTTGAATCGTCTGCGAAAACGGAACCTTTGACATCGCCGGTGACGGTTCCTACTAATGTTCCCCTAAGAACACCGTCTATAGCATCTACCAAAAGAGTTGAATCGTCTGCGAAAACGGAACCTTTGACATCGCCGGTGACACTTCCGATCAACGTGCCATTAACTGTCGCAGTATCTACATCAATGACCACCGTAGATGCTGTGTTAAAAATTTTATCTGTCACGATAGCATCAGATACGATCGTTTCGTGAGTTAAAATATCAACAGTAGCGCTCAGTGTTTTTGCAACACTATCATAAGAAAAACTTATATTTTTGTGTGTTCCCGCTAGAATCGAGGCAGCAGCAGCATCTTTAGATTCGTTTAATGACACTCCGGCGATAGGCACGCCGCCAGCAGTTCCCCCGTCACCGACAAGAACACTTCCTGTCTGTGTATTGTAAATCAGTTCACCTACTAATGGTGTTATACTGTTAACTTCAGCGGTA